CTGCAACTCTAACTCTTTCTTTCTTGTATAAGTCAAACCCAAGATCAATGGTGACGTCAATAGTATCACCGTCAAGAACACGATTGATCTCCGTTACTCTGAAGTTGTAACAACTCTTCCTGCTTGGGGGTATCATCGCTGCCATCTTCTAACTCCTTGAATGATAATCTTAGTATATAGACAATATACCAAGTAGTTATTGCAAGAAGTATTATAAGCATAATAATTACACTCCAAACAGGATCACTTAAGTTTTCATGTGCTTTTAATATCATCCTAAGACAGGATCATCATCCTCTTTGATACAATATTCAGCAGCATGGGGATTATTAAATTCTGGTATATCTTCCTTCGCTTGATTGATAGCATTGTAAGCATCAATGGCATACTCGCAGATCTCATAATGATGATTCTGGTTGTCATGCCAACCTACGGTGTAGTGGTGCATAACTCTCCTTTCTTAGGTCCTATTATTTATTTGGGTTTATGGTCCTTCATGCCATCATGGTTACCGTCTCCTGGCAAAGCACCAGTAGCGATATAGGTGACAGCATCAACCGACCCCTGTAATCTGGTAAGATCGGAATCAAGTTTCACATATTCATCATATGCTTCTTTTAATTCTGCTTGTCTAGCAGTAAGTTGTTTGATTCTTTTATCAAAACGTTGTAGTAACTGCTGTGGACTTTCAGTTTCCTTAGGTCTAATTTTCATAGTGATAAAACTAATTTCATTGCCTGACGTAGTTCTTCTGCATGTTGCAGTTCATCGTCACGAATCGCCACTATCTTAGCATCGTCTGGATGACTTGTCAAGTATTGTTCATATGTATGTGCTGCATGGTGCTCGATCTGTTCATTTATGTGATAAGCATTTACTGGATCAACGAGGTAGTAAACAACCATAATCCAGTAATAAAGCAACACCAAGTGTCTGGCAAACGCTCTATCAACCCAATGGTCTGCACCGCCCCGACGTTCCATTTCCTCCAAGTGTTCTGTTTCATTTAGAGTTTGTGCAAAATGTTCTTTCATTAAATGTATATGTTCTGGTCCTCGTAAACCTAATGATTCACGAAAATGTAACACACTCATAAAAGAGAAATAGGGTGCACGAGCAATCTCCTCAAGCACCCAAAATCTAGGTATGTCTCTCCCCCTGTAGAGATAATCTATGATTGTTACAGTGAGAGATAGTATTAAATTGTTGATCCGTTTCATTTTAAAGTGTAGTATACGCTAATGGAAATAGAGTAAACATTGCTGTGCCAATTATACCAAATAAAATTGCTGCTGAAACGACTGTATGTCTTTCCATAGTTGAACATATAAAGACGTAACTACTTATAATAGTAACTAAGTCTTTATACTTAGTCCTGTTCGGATTTCCTGTTATTTCTTTCGTATTCTTCCATCAATCCTGCAATCATTCCACGACGATATTCCCATGTCTGTCCACTAGTAGAACCCTTACATGGATTGATACATCGTTCATCACCATAATCATTACATACAAGTCCTGCTAGATCATGAGGACACCCTTCTTTTCCTGTAGACCAGAAGAGTTGTCCTCCCATCCATTTCGCATCACACTTGGGACACACCTTTGTGGAGAAGTCCATACGTTGTTAGTCGAAGATCTATTGTCTATTATATATCAACAATTCCAAGCACGCAAGGATTTGCTCAATCTATCTTCACCTGTGTTATTTGATGGTTTCTGTCTCTTTCTCATACCTTTCATTCTTGCACAGAAGGATGCCCGTCTGGGATTTCCAACCTTCTTTGAAGGTGCTTTAAGGTCAGATCCTGGATTCTCTTTTTCATAAGACTTTCGTCCTTTTTCATTGAGTCCTCCTTCTTTATTCTGTCCTGACTTTTTTGTCCATGCTGCTCCTTCTTCGACATTAGTGGTCTCCTCTTTTTTTACGCAGCGGTTGTACGTTTTACCAAAAAGTTTTTGAGTGCCTTTTTTCTCATAACCTTTCCAACACTTCTTCGCTTCTTCAAAGGAGGTTTCTTCTCTATTGTATGCAGGAACTTTAGCACCTTTCACACCACGACGTGCTTTGTGCTCTTCCCTACGCTTCTCAATAGTTTTACCTCGTTTACCCTCAGGGTCAAACATGCCAGGATCATCATGCCCAGGTCCACTTCTTCTATAGTTTCTGATAGATGCTTTACCGTAATCGCTACGACCTTTATCTACCTTTGCTTCATTCTGCAGATTGTCTAAGTCATCTAATGCTTCACTAGACCAATACACTTCTGCTTCTTCATTCTTAGGGCGACAGTCAGGTACTAACTTACCACCCTTCATTTTCATACCAACTTTTTTATGTGTTTTCCAACATTCTGCTTGAAACTCAGAGAAAGTTTTGAGTCCTTCAAACTCTTCTTTCTTACTCTTGTTTCCCCAATTCTTTGCACCAACTTTTCGGCATTTGACAAGTGCACCGCTTGCATAAGCACTTGGCCAAACTGAATAACGAGACTTTACCTTATGGTAACATGCATCCTTTTCACCTTCCGTAATTTCTTTTTTTGAATTAAGATGTTTCTTAATACGGTCGGACTGACCTTTATGCATCTTGGATGCACCATCAAGTTCTTTGGATAATTTTTTTAGGTTAAGTTCTTCTGTGTTCACGTTGATTGCCTTACCTTTACGATCAGGATTCGGATCTTTAGCATTCTTGCGACGGAATGCTGCTTCCTCCTCATCCTTATTTAGGTTGCGTTTCATTTTACTTGAACCGCACTTTGGTTTTGTGGTCTGTCCAGGTTGTTTGGCACAGGGTTTTCCTGCATATTTGCCACCGAGTTGAACCCAACCAGGCTTGCCATCACTAGACCTACTCTTGCCAAACCAGTCACGGAGAGAATTATCACCGCTTTTGTTTTCAACGATCTTTTCATTATCCATAATGGTATGCAGGTTTGTTAGTTTTACCTAGTTTGCCTTTTCTGACCTTTGTGCCAGAAGTTTCTCCAAAACCACCAGGATTTTTACCTGGTTTTGCTTTACCTAAAGTCATAGACTTATCAGGTTTTTTGTTCTCAGTATCATGAAGTCTAGCAGGTTTACCTGCTTTCTTAGTGATCACTGATTCTTGACCATGCTTTCTACCGAGACGACGCATGACCTTGCCGAAACGTCTCTTAGACATTCCCTTTCCAGGACTCGTTTGGTATGAAACCTCACGTCCTGTACCTTCGCCTGATGAATATTTATATTCACCAACGCCTTTTTTGTATCCAATTCCTTTTTTCTTTAAATCTTTTTCGAGAGACTTTCTACTTTCTCTGTTTTTCTTTTCGTCAGTTCCACGGTCAGCAGAAATATTGCCAGTCGTTTTAGACTGTGCTTTGGAAAGCATTCTTGTGGTAGGATTGCCTTCAACTAGTTTGATAAAATCTTTGTAGTACATAACTTTTAGATTTTCTTTTTGTGCTAATTTATTTGCTGTTGCGTACATTACGCTTTTAGCATCATCACCGTAAAGGCGTTTGAAACTTTTACCTTTACGTTTCATTGCCTTTACGATCTTTTCTGCTTTCTGGTTAACTGCGGGCATCTTAACCTCCGACTACTTGAACCTCTTCAACAACGATTGCACCAGAACCTGCAGTAATTTTAACTGCACGCTTGACTACTGCTTGCTTACCAGAGTATGCATATGTGTAATCAGCAGAAGCACCAGATGAATCAACATCAGTACTAATAGAGTTAGGAGTTACAGCAGTAACTTTCTTACCCGCAGTTCCTGCAGATAGGAAGTTTGAATCGATTGCAGGAGATGTACCGTCATCTTCTACAGCGATGAAATCATCAACAGAGAATGGATGAGTGTTTGTCATCTCACCGATGTTAGTTCCAAGTTGATAATCAGCAGTACTATCATCTACTGCTTTAGTAATTCTTGCTTGACCAGGTTTTGCTCCTGACTTAAGTAGAAGTGCTTGATTTTGTACCAATGTAATAGCAGGTCCACCGTTGAATGATACAGTAGATGCTGCTGCTGTAGCAAGCACTCTATAGTATCCAGTTTGCACTACTTGATATTCAGTTGCAGATCCTGCAACAGCGTTCGTACTTAATACTTTTAATACAGGCATTGTCGTGTCGAGTTATTTCGTGTCCTTTTTATTTAGGTCCTTTTGCTGCTTCAACATTTTTTGCAACTCGGCAGTGCTACCAACAAACATAGTGTTAGTAGTATTGTTTACAATCTTTGTGTCGTCAGCATCAAGTTCTTTCATCTTCTTTTGAAGATCAATCAACTTATCTGCTACATCTCCCACATTTTTGATAAGTTGCCCTGCAACTTCATAAGCGCGAGGATGATCCGATGATCTCGCCACGTCAAGTATCCCATCAACTGCCTCCTGACCTTTCATGACCAGATTATGTAGTTGTGCTCTACTTACTTCGTAGTCTTGCTTAACATCTTGTGTGTCGGATTTCTTAAGAGTTGGTTTTACATTCTCAACATGTTTTTGCAATTCGGAGGGTTCTGCTCCGAATGCATCATTCAAACCACCAAACGGATCTGCCATTAGATTGCCTCATCATTACCACTTACGAAGTTTTTCTTCTTCATATCTGTAAACTCAGATTTCATTTCACCGAAACCAAAGTCATCATCACTATCTATAAGATCGTGATCTGCCTGATCTACCTTGAATACGTTAGCACCACTAGCATGTGCACCTGCAGTAGTTCCTTCATGTGCTCTAAGAACAGATAGACTTGTACCTGATACTTTAGTAACTCTCATCAACTCAGTGCCAATGTAGATATTATCAGACTTAGCAATACCACTTGCATCAGCAACTGCAATCAAGTTATCATTAGTATCAGCAGCAGCAGATAGAGTTGTAACAACGACTCCATCTCTGTCTCGAATAGACTGAGGTGTTGCCTGATAACGTACTTCTCTTGGTGCTTTGTTGACGTCTGTATTCGAGTAGTAATCGACGCTTGACTTCTTGATAACCTTGGACTCTGTAACAGGACCGTATAGGTATGTCTTTGCAGTAAAGGATAATGTATAGATGATTGCTCTACGTTGTGAGAAGTCTCCCTCGTAGGAATCTTCATACTCAATATTGTTTAGTACAACAGGGATATCTCTAATTTCACTCATCTCAGGCAGTAACTTAACTGCAAGATTATAATGAGGTTGGAATACTGGTAAGATTTGTTCTAAGATTTGCAAACCATCTTCTTGATTCTTGGAGATGATTGCCAACTCAAAACCAATATTATATGGCACAGGCATAAACACATTTTTGTTTTTTGTGTTTGAACTTGCGATTTTAATTTTCTGTGTAGGTGCTACCTTTCTAGCACTATCGTAATTAACACCAGTGATCTCAAACCCAATACGGGGTAGAGTAATTTGAACCCGTTTGTTTGTAGGGTCAGGTACTTGGTCTAGACGCGCCAGGAACTTATCTTTTGGACCATATGCCAAAGGCACCTTCATCACTTCATCTTGACGACGAAGTTCGATATTGTTGAATAAAGTTCCAAACGCAACAATAGTCTTTCTGAATATTTCGTGGTATGAGTAGTTTCCTAACATTAGATTGTTCCATCAGTTACAGATCCGACCGTTCCGAATGGATTTGTTTCGGTGAAGTCGATAATATCATTATCTAAAGTCTCAAAGTCATTATTCTGATCAAACTCTGAGTTAGTATTATTGATTGTATTATATGTAGCAGTTGTCCAAGATGCGCTGCTAGTGCCTCCTGTGATCGTCTCAGGGACTGAGAACGTACCAGAACGATTGATAACAATAAGAGTCCTAGTACCAGAGTCAAATGACTTAACTTCAGCAGTAACATTAGATGTACCACCAGTTACAGTTTCACCTGCTGTAAATGTACCAGATCCTCCTGCTACCAGACCAACTGTAATCGCATTTGCGAACGCAGTCTCGATAGCATCCAGATCTGTAATACCAGTATTAATTTCCTCATCACTGAATTCAAAGAGTTCACACTGACATTCCCAAACATAACCCTTACCTAGTTGATAAAAAGGTTTCTCTGCCTCTACAAATGTAATTGAGAACAGGTGTTTAGTTACTGGGAACCAGATTAAATCCCCTTCGTTCGGTCTTCCTTCGACGTTAAGCGTTGTAGAGTCGTCAACATGCTCTTTAAATTTTTCACGGGAGAATATAAAAGTTGTCTTGTCTTCGATACGGACTCCAAATTTGCTAAGTAACTCACCTTGCCCTTCCCATCCTTCAACATTATTGACATATGCTCGGATAGGTTTCGCGCTTTCAAATTTTGAATCCGAGTCTTCTCCAAAGACTGTATCTTTGTTGACAATCGTTCTCGGAACATAGTAAATATCTTGCCCATAAATTTCAATAGTTTCTACAATAAGATTTTCAATGAACTTTTGCTCTTGTGCAGAACCGTTAATGTTCAGTCTTGCACTATTGCTATAGTCTGATTGTACATAATCCTGTGCGGGAGTGTTGGAGATTGCCATTTCGGTTTACCCTACCAAGTCTAAAGGTGGAAGTTCATATGTTGATCTAATCTGTTCTTCAAGATCTTTCTTGAATTGACTAGCATCATCTAAAATTTGTCTACCATTTAAGGTAACACCGCCAAGCATTTGAATACCATCATACTTACTTAGGTTCCTTCCCCATTGCTGTTGAAATAATGCTTCGACATAATCCTTCAACCAGTTGTCGTTAAACATGTTTGTATATGTTGTAGGATCTTGCCTCAATGACATTTCAACTAATAGAAAATCACCCGCTGTCAAATCTGCCCAATCCATATCAAGATATAATCTACCTTGATGCTCATTAAATCGAACTCTACGATCTCTTTGTGAGTTAGTAACCCAGTCAAGAGTCTCAAGATACTGTGAAGTTAAGAAGTAATGTAGAATGTGTCCATGCGTCATAGCATAGATGTCATTCAAAAAGATCTGATACTTGATGTTAAAGATATTTCCAGGAACGATACTTGACGCACCGATCTGAGAATACACATGGTTTACACCTAAAGTTCCAGGTGGCAGATCAACATAATTGTTTTGCTCAAACCAAGCACTACCACCTGCTTGTGTAGTTCCTTGTGCTGCAGTTTTGATAGCATCAGTCACCTCAATTTTCATAAAGGTTTTGTAACTACCATTGTAGTGATACTCTTGGTAGTAGTCGATTGCCTCTTCGATTAAATCATCTAGTTGCTCATCGGCAACGTTGATGTCAATCGTAGGAAATCCTAATCTACGAAGAGCATAGTTCTTTAGTTCTGTTTTACTTGCGGGTCTAGTAGCAGACATAACTTATTAACTGAATGAGGATATGGTCAAGGCGGTAACATCATTAGCACTGACGACTTCTCCTTTCTTGAAGAATCCGTCAACATTATCAACAGTGACTTGGTTAGTTCCAAGGGCAGTGATAACACCTGTGGTACCAGAAGTAGCACCAGTAACGGTTGCTCCAACTTCCATCGTTGTGATGTCAGTAAGAGTTAGAGTTGCATTAGTTGCAACGGTAGCAGTATTCACTGTACCACCTGATCCTGGGTTTGATCCATCAAGACCAGTTGGTTGAACAATAGTGATTGTCTCACCAACAGCATAACCAGTTCCACCGTCATTGATAGTAACGTTGGTAATTGCACCTGCGGATGCAGTAATATTTACAACCAAACTTGCAGATCCAGAACCTCCAGTCGTTGCTAGAGCAGTTCCTGTAACATAATTTGATCCACCTGTCAAGGTTGCCAAGTTGAACGACAATACTTTACCTGCATTGGCGTTAGTGATTGTAACTGTATCTGTGATCAGATAGTCACTACCACCTGCATTAACTGCAGCAGCAGTGATGTTTCCATCAGCATCGACTGTGGTGTCAACAGTCAATCCAGTTGCACCAGATGCAGCACCAGAGGTTGCAACTCCAGTAGCAGCAGAGAATCCTCCACCACCACCGACACTAACACCAGTGGTAACAACTGCACCAGGAGTAGGATCACCAGACAAGTTCAAAGTCAGAGTAGTGCTAGTTGCAAGGTTAGTTAACATTGCTCTTAGTTGCTCATACGCATTATCAAGTTTTGCTTGAACTCTTGCTTCAGTGTAGTACTGGTTAGTTCCTTCTGCAAGGTTTGTAGTAGTCTTCTCAGAAAGATCGAGGTTACCACCAGTCTGCAGAGCGACACGAGCGTCTGCCCTAGCATTTGTATAGTAAAGGTTTGTACCCTCACTAAGATCACTAGTAGACTTAGCAGCAAGACTGAGGTTTGCACCAGTTGCAGCAGCAACACGGGCATCAGCACGGGCGTTAGTAAAGTAGAGGTTTGATCCTTCAGTAAGGTTTGCAGTAGTCTTAGCAGCAAGACGTGTATCAAAACGTGCATCAGTATAGAAGAGTTTGCTACCTTCAGTGATGTTGCTAGTATTGATATCTGCTTGAGTAACAGATAGTTCACCACTACCAGACAACTCAATACCTGTTCCGTAAGTAAAGTGTGTCCTTGTTCGAGCAGCAGTGGTGAACAGGTTGCTTGATCCTTCAGTTACGTTATCAGTATCAATATCTGCTTGAGTTACAGTCAGTGTGTATGTATTCGCAGCATCGTTATATGCCTTAGTAATACCAGTTCCTGCTGTGATAAGAGCATTTACTCTATCATCAACTCTTTCGTCAGTGTAGTAAAGGTTAGATCCTTCAGTAATATCTCCTGTGTTAAACTCAGTAAAGTCAATCGCCAAGTCAGCAGAGGTAAGTTTTACACCTTTGCCATATGTGAAGTGAGTTCTGGTTCTTGCAGCAGTAGTAAAGAGGTTTGAAGATCCTTCAGTTACGTTATCGGTATTGATATCGGACTGAGTGACCGAGAGTGTATATGTATTATTTGTATCATCATAAACTCTAGTGATACCAGTGCTTGCAACGAACAGAGCATTGATTCTGTCATCAACTCTTTCGTTAGTAAAGTAAAGGTTAGATCCTTCAGTAAGATCACCAGTGTCATGATTTGAGATGTCAGATACCTGACCAGTTACATTACCTACTAATGCAGCAGTAATAATGTTAGCAGCAAAGTTACCAGATCCGTCTCTAATTACTAGGTTGTTAGCAGAGTTACTACTCGCACTAGCAACGTTAATTGTAGTATTACCAGAAACACCATTAGCATTAGTAAGGGTAATTCCTGAGGAAGCGGTGACTTGGAGAGTTCTTTGGGCATAAGTTCCAGTTCCTGTACGAACGACATATCCTGTTCCAGACATGGCAGCAAGACCAGTGCTATCAGCATCAACAAACGTTGTGTTGATAGTAGGAGCAGAACTTCCATCTACAGATACAGAACCTTGAACAACACCTGCAAGGGTGAATGTTCTAGCAGTCTTCCAAGCGTCAGCAGTAGATGCGTTTCCTAAGAAACCTGCACCCGAACCTGTGCCAGAAGCAGCAGTAATTTGATTAGCAGCAAAGTCACCAGATGCATCACGATTAACAACTGTAGAGACTGTTGCAGCAGTCGCAGTTGTCATACCATCTAGTAAGTCTGCGTTAAGATTATTAATTTTATCAGTTGTTGGAATGACAAGAGCAGGACCAGATGATACCTGAGAGATAATCTGACCATCAACAGTTGCAGTTCCATCAACATTTAAGTTATTATCAATGTCAACAGATGTACCTGCACCAGTGACATGGATAGAACCAATTCTTAATGCACCGTCAGTACCAGTGAATACTTCAGAGGAGTTACTTGCACTAGTTAAGAGTGCAAATTCTGAAGAGGATCTGTCAAAACCAAAGAAACCGAGTTTGGCAGAACCATCAAAGTAACGGAATTCAACACCACGATCTTTACCATCGTTAGATGAAGGTGCAGTGTCGCCACCAACGGTGATGATAGGATCATCGATTGTAGTGACAGTGCTGTTAATAGTAGAAGTTGTACCATTAACGGTAAGGTTTCCAGTAACAACAAGATCAGATTGTAATGCTGTGTCGCCTACAACAGTTAGTTGACCTTGTGATACAACATTACCATTATCAGTATCAACTGTAAACTTATCTACACCAGAACCATTTTGAACTTTGAAGAACTTATTATCTGCTGTGACAGTAACATTATCGTGAGTTACCAAACCTCCAGAAATATCAGCACTACTATTAAGATCTAATGCACCAGTTAATTCAGTGCCACCATAAACTCTCAATCCTTCACCAACAGCAAGGTTCTTAGCAATACCTGCACCACCACTGAGACGGAATGCACCATCAGCAGAATAAGATCCAGAAAGAGTTTGTTGGGTATTTCTAGTGATCGTAGTGACGTTAGAAATGCCAACAGTATTATTGATTTGAGTAGCACCACCAATCGTTGTTTCACCTGCAATGATAGTATTACCATTGTCACTATCAACAGTAAACTTATCTACTCCAGAACCATTCTGAACTGCAAACTCTTCGTTAGCAGCGTTGAGGATAAGTGAATCATTAATAGTTGTCTGACCTTGAACAACCAGAGTACCATCAGTTGCAATGTTACCTGTGGAAGAGGCAACAGTCATCTTATCAGTTGTGCCAGATCTAACAGCAAAGTTAGCGTCAACGTCTAAGGTGCCGTTAATCTCAGTATTGTTAGCAACAGTCAGTGTACCACCAAGAGTTGTATTGTTATCTACGTTAAGTGTAGAGTTCAACTCAGTGTGACCATCAGCAGTCAGTGTGCCTTCAATATTAGTATTACCAGTTACGTTATCAACGAAGAACTTATCAGTCGTTCCATTTCTAACCGCAAAGTCTGCGTCAACATCGAGAGTACCGTTGAAGTTTACGTTATCATTAACAGTCAGTGTACCTTCAATAGTTGTATCACCAGTTGCACCAATAACAGTGAACTTCTCACTATCACCAGAGTTCTTTTTACCAACTGAGAATCTCTCTCCTGATCCTGTAGCACCAACGTACAGGGATTTCATAATACCTGCACCACCATGTGCCTTTAAGGTGGAGAAGTTATGAGATGCATATGAAGGAGATGCCTGATAAGTGTCACCGAAACGACCTCTGTATCTGACTCTCAACCAGTTCAATCTAGATTCAGTCTCTGTCGCACTATCCTTAATCTCAAGAGGACCGTTGACGTGTAACGTACCATCGATCAGAGCAGAACCTGCAATGTATGCACCACCATCAACTCTTAGTGAACCATAGTCATTAGATTGAATCTCCCAAGTACCAGTAGTTCCGTTCTTCGCAGTGGTGATATCGTTTGTGCTTTCGGAGTGAATATTACCTGCGATTGCAACGTTACCGTTTGCATCGATATCATTAGAGAAGGTTGCAATGTTTGTAACACCCAATGTACCTGCAATAGATGTGTTACCAGAAGCAGCAACAACGTTAAACTTGTTAGTGTTAACGTTAAAGTTACCAGTTACATCTAAGATACCTGCAAGAGAACCATTACCAGTTGTAGATTGGAACTCAACTTTAGTAGTTCCAGATCCATTGTTTAATTGTAATGTCTTAGAAGCACCCTGTAAAACTACGTTATCATCAAAACGAGATGTACCATGAATGCGAAGGTTGGTATCAATATCAACTGAACCACCGATATTAACATCATCACCAATACCTGCACCACCTGCAACTACCAGATCACCAGTAGTATTAGAGGTGGAGTTTGTGTTTGTAGTAAGTTTTAAGTTACCACCGATTATACCAGACGCTGTTCCTGTAAATACTTCTGAAGTATTTGTGGCGTCGTGTAAAAACGTAAATCCTCCGACATGTCCTCCAAGGTCTGTGTAAGAATCGTCGTAACCAAAGAATCCAACTCTTGCTTGAGAGTCGTAATATCTGAATTCAACTCCACGATCTTTATTGTCATCACTAGAAGGAGCAGTATCGCCACCAAGAGTGATAATGGGATCATCAACGGTCGTAACCGTGCTATTAACTGTTGTAGTTGTTCCATCTACTTGTAAATCTCCATGAACACGAACTAATCCAGTGATTGCTCGATCATCACCTGGATCAAGGTGCATGGTAGCATTAGAAGTTGCAATATAATTGTCTTGGAATCTCGCATCTTCAACATGGACTTTACCAGTAGCAGCAGATGCATCGATATCAACAACGTCTTCTGCTGTTAATGTTAGTGTGCTTGTGCCAGAACCTGCGTTTGTAGAAGCAACAGTAAAGTTTCTATTAGTTGCAGTATTCTGAGTTAGTTCAATATTGAGGTTTCCATCCCCAGTCTTATCAATCTGTTGAGCAGTTGCTCCATCAAGAAGAATATCAGGATCAGATATAACGGTACGGACATTGATATCAACTTCGCCAGCTCCGCTGTCCCCCGTATTATTTGCGCCAAACAGTAGGTTACCACTAGTGTCATTAACCTTAACATAATTTAGATAGTTGAATCCTCTGTAACCAGATGTTGCTGTAAGTTCTTGATCGAGTTCAAAAGTTTCTAATGTATTACCATCAGCGAAACCAACTCTATTATTCTGTAATTGATTATTATCTACACCTTGGGCAGAAATTGTAACATGTCCGTTGCTGTCAACGTCAAAGTCTTCTTGTGCAAAGGATGCAAGACCTTTTTGCTCCGTTGCCTCGGCAGCGAGATATCTCCACCCGCCAGAGTCGCCAGAAGCATGAGTAGGAGCACCTTGCCCTGCAGCAATACCAGTGATTGCCTGGTAGACCTTTGAGGCATTTTGAATGATATCATATCTAACGTAAGTAGTACCTGCTGCATAGTTAGCGTACTTACTACCTTCTGTTGCGGTAGCGATAGGTACATTTGTAGCACTTGTTAGACGACCTCTGTCGTCAACTGTAAATTTGACTGCGTTAACTGTCTCTGTACCAAAGGGTTCTGAACTAGAACCAACAGCATTTACGGATGTCAGGGATTCCGTATTATAATTACCTGCTGTTACAGGAGTCGCAATAATGTCGATTGTTGGGTTTCCACTAATACCACCACCATTGGTAATAGAAATTCTACCTGCAGTACCTGCAATAGTTCTGGTCTGCATATTACCACCAGAAGTTCTAGAAATTAAACCAGTGGTAGTAAGACCTGCAATAGAAACAAGGTCTAAGTCATATGGTTGAGCAGATGAACCTTCAACGGTTCCGTTTAAATTATAATCTGCAAGAGTTGTTGGGTTTGAAGCATTTGTAATTCTACCTTTTGCGTCTACAGTTACCTTTGTATAAGTTCCTGTAGCAGTATCAGTACCATCATAATGTGGTAATGTAGAGATAAGACTGATAGAAGAAGTTAAGTTGAGGTTTTGTGAACCGTCAAATACACCAGATGCTTGTACGTCACCAGAGAGTTGAATTTGTCTAGTTGAAGCAAGACGTGCAGCAGTAGAAGAGTTACCAATAAGAGTTGCAGTTACCGTACCTGCAGCAAAGTTACCGTCAGCATCTCTTTGTACAAGAGTGTTGGCAGTATTAGACGTTGATTCGACAGGACGTTCATACCGCAAGGTATTCCATGCAGTGACACCATCACCAATCTTAAATCGACCAGTGTCTAGTTCAATGCCAAGTTCACCTTGAGCAAGGGTTGGGTTTGAGTTTGCCCATTCCTGAGCACCCCCTCTTCTTAACTGAATTCTATTTGCCATTTTGTTAGGACAACTCTATACGGTTTATGCTTCCAAGTTATTTATGCTAGTAAAAAGGGGTTCTTTATGAACCCCCTATAATTACTCTTCAGTTTCTTCGTCGGGAGGATGTGACATTGTTTCGGGTTCACCCCCTGCACCGTAGTATTCTAGGGTTTCGATTGCCCCTTGAAGTTTCAGTGCTTGGACTTCATTCTGTTTAATTTTAGCAGAGAGTTCTTGGTTCTCTTTAATGAATCCTGCATATTGTTCTTTGAACTGCTTAAGCATCTCCTCTTGAGACACTTTTTCAACAGGTGCTGATGTGGTCATAATTTAATCAGATTTTTGGACTAACGTTAGTAAAAGTGATTTGATCTCACTCATGTCTGATTTTAACTCAGAAACTTCATTTTGTAAAGTAGCAAAATCCTCTTTTGTTCTTTTGCTTGCTGAATGTGCGAGCATATACTTTTGATAAGTATCTTGATCGGCACAGTTAAAGGATCCCGATTGGGAATCCCTAAACCAATTTTCTTTTCCTTTTACGGGTTGATACATTATACAGCAAGGGCGATTGCTCGCAAGTCTTGAAGGATCGGAGTTAAAGACTGGTTCGGTGATGTGAATACAATCTTGATTTGATATTGATCAAAATTCAAACCAGATACTTCATATTCATAATCTTTGAATATCGTCTTCTCTGTAGTAGGAGGTACATTTGCACCCGCATCAGGGAAGAACTCAAATCCAAATGTTTCGATTGGATCGGTAGAACCAGTTGGACGTACTCTATATAGGACCTTAATGAAAGTGTTTGCAGGACGGTATCCTGTGAACAGAACTTTAATAGCACCAGATGGATTAACAAGATCAGCAGAGCGAGTAATGTACACTGCATCATGTAAATCACCAACACTTAACTTAGCAGTATTAGGATTAGCAGGACTATTAATCCTATTCATAACAGTAGTCATTGACATTCTGTCTGTATCAATTAGAGGTGATACGTTTCCTTTATTACTTGTAAGTGTTAGGTCTAATCTAAAGGACTTAGCACCTGCAAGTTCACTAGATTCATTAATGCTAGAGCAAATTAACTGAGGAGCAGATAATAAATTATCCTCACTTAAGATGATATCGGAGAATACGCCATCGTTAGAGAACGATTCTTGCAATCTAGTGTTACCATCATTAATTGATGTACCACTAATACCATTGATTCTAGCAGTAATACCTGTCTCAGGTAACAACATTCTCTCAATCTGTGGGACCAAGATATCATATTGAACATTTTGAGTTGCAACTGCACCAAAACCGCCAGATCTAATACCAAGTCTACCAATAGAACTGGTAGCGATTTCATAAGTATCAAGGGTTGGATTGAGGATACCATTATGTGTCTTGTTAATTTCAATCAGAGGAATACCATCAAGGTTATAACACTCAACTATAGACTCATCAACGTGAGATACTGCAGTTGTTCCATCAAGTCCTCTTTCACTTAAAGTGATGGTTTGGAAATCACCTGAGATAGCAGTGTAAGAAACAATCTCAGTTCCTGCATCACTAATAATTCTTGCATAACCCTTAACCGTAGCACTGATAGTAGCACCATTAATAATTGTATGGAATGCAGAAGCATCATTAACATTCAGAGATGTATCAGATGCTGAGATAGCAGCAGTTAAGTAAGTTGGGGATACTTCAGATTTGATTCCAGAAATAATAACATTGTTTGCAGAACTATGCATACAGTGATTACTATGTGCAATACGAACCTTTCTCTGAGAAGTGGAATAAGTTGGAGTTGCAGTAGGATATCCATCACTAACTGCTGATGCTTCAATAGCATCTCCAGAATAAGTTACGGATGAAACAGTTGCAGTAACAGAAGATGAACCTCCAGTGATAGTTTCAGCAGGAGATGTTACAAAATCGGTAGAGACGAAACTCAATGTTAATGTGTTTGATCCTGCAGTCCAAGATACAACTTCAGCAGTAGGAGCAGTAGCAGAGTTACCAGTGATTGTTTCACCAACTGTGAAGTCACCAGATGCACCACTCACAACCATTGTTGCAGTGGTCTTAGATGATACAATTCTATTTGAGATTACACCACCAGTATTAGATCCTGCAGCAAATGTTCCAGTAATATCTTTAACCGTTAGGATAACTCCACCAGTAGTTACAGTTCTCTTGGCAATAGTACCTTGAGCAAGAGTAGTCTTCTGATAGATTCTAGCACCAACAGTGTATGGAAGTGTAGTAGAGTTAAGAACAAGATCAATCTCAGGAATAAATGTCTGAACTGGATCTGCTTGTAAGTTCAACTTACCACCATTACCAATATCAAGAGGAGCATTATTTAATGTCACGGTAGACAACCCAGAGGTATCAAACTCTGCTCTATTGACTTTAAACTTCAAGTCTTCATACTGGTCAGCAGTCCATGTAGATGCGTTCTGTGATTTAAACAGCACACCTGCATATGGTTGCTCAGAGATAGTTCTGTCACCAGTAATATCAATCTCACCCATTCTGGAAATCCAGATTTGATATTCATTAGAGTCAGAAAGAAGAACAAAACAATGTTCAATCGACTGTGGAATATAAACGGGTGCTTTGAATGTAAACTTAGTTGCAACAGCAGCAGTTTCAGATAACTGAATCTGAGATGGTTCTAAAGTTACATCAGAGAAAGGTAGGATACTTGTGGTAGGATATCCATTTTCCATGGTTCTAACCTGCATGGATACAGGAATGTTTGTATCTTTCTTGAAGAAGTATACTTCGACAGATGTCAAGAACACACCACCTTCTTCATCAGAAATAAAGGACTGAGCGAGAGGGTCATACCAACCAATCTGTCTGGTTTCAGTTCTGATTGTATTGAAGTTTCTAGTCTGGTTAACAGTGTCACGAACAATTTCAGCATTTCTAACAGCAAGAACGTTCTCACGAACTCTGTTCAATGTACCACTTGCTTCGTATTCTGCTTCAGCAGAAGATGCAACTGCACCTGCAAGACGTGAATCGGTATCGGAAGTAGAAAGTCTGACAGTTCTAGTACCTGTTGCCCAACGGGGGTTAGTATCAACAGAAGCAGGAGGAATAAAGAATGATGCTTGCATCTTACCAAAACGGTCTGAAACAAGACGACGATCTTTAACAACTGCTCTAGCACCAGAATCAGCAACTAACACTTCACCAACTTGAATATTACCATAGAACTGACCAACAGCATTAGATGCTAATGCATCGGTATCAATGTTCAAGTATGCAGTAGTAGAAGCATATGATGTTGCCATCACTGTATCATCATATGGATTGTTTACATATAAATCATCAGGGTTTGCAACTCTCAATACACAACCACTATTCTGTCCTCTTACCGTTTCACCAGGAATGAAAGGTGTGGAGTTTGTACGGGCATCAGTAGAAGGGTTCTTGATAAGTTCAATCAACTTAGGAGTGAAATAATCAGATACTTTCTTACCATCGAAGAAGGAATAGAAACGAGTTCTGGGTTTCAGTCTTTCAACATTAACCTTAACGTTTCTAGATCTAATCCAAGGAATAGCAGTAGAGGAAACAACACTATCACCAAGAGATTGTCTGTCAATTCTAGGAATAACTCTGGAACGAATACCAGATCTAGTTTGTCTAGTGGTAGTAAGTAGAGTTTCTGTTCTATTAACACGACGCATACCACGACCACCCCAAACACCAGGACTAGGAGATCTACCACGGTCCATCTCTAACCAGAAGGAGTTTCTAGTAACTCTAGATCCAATAGTTCTACTTGTAGTCCATTGATCTCTCCATGCGTTCCACTGAATAGGAGCAAAACCATTCTGGTCAACTCTAAGTTCAGAGGATACTGCTTCAAAATCACCTTCAATCTGTGTAACTCTTTGAGGTAATCTTTGAGTTTCCAACCAGTCATCAGATGCAGGAGTTAGATCGATACGTCCAATATATGTGAATACGTTGAATGGGTTGATGTTCTCAACTCTAGAAGCATATGGTTGGTTGATGATAGTCAACTCAGCATATGGAAGAGTGATAATTGGTCCCGTCTTCTGATAATTACTAGATAATGTTGTATTGACTTCTAAAGGAACGTTAGTTGTATAATGAGAGGAATGTAATTCTCCAGATGCAAAGTCTAATGAAGAAGCAAAGTCTTCATGTGAAGTTTCAGACTTACTGTGATCAGAGAAATCATCTACAATGAATCCATTCTTTAATCTATCCTTTCCGTCAGCATCAATAATCTTAGTATTGAATGTGTCAGACTCAAGCATGTTGAGTGAAGTATAGTATTCAACTTGATCTAACCTACGTTCAATACCACCGATGTCACGCATGGTGTAACGTCTGTTATCTGATCTAGTGATGACAATATCAGTCTCAGGGTCAAAACCATATGGTTTATGAGACATGGTTGCTAGAAGCATACCATCTTTAAGATCGTCAGGTTCCTTAGGTAACTCAGAAGATTTACCTTTAATAAGTTGGAATTCACCTGCAGGTGTTAAGAATGCTTTATCAATTCTAGGTAAGAACCAGTCAAAATCACAACGGAAATCACTTTGAATCTTAGGAACATCAAAGATAGTAGCATTTGGTGTACCTGATACATTGAATACTCTTGACTTAAAGTCAAATGTAGAACAGTTAACAAAAGCAGGAGATGCTACTGTACCAGTACCACTATAAAGATTCTTACAACCAGGTCTAAAGTCTAAGAAATCTGCAAGATAGGTTGTTTTAAAGAATGGAATATCGGTATATGCTGTATCAAGATATGATTGACCACCGAAGTAATCACCAGTTGCAGAGTGTGTATAGTAATCAATCACCATCAGAACTTTTCTGATAGGAGTTGCTACACCTTTTTTACGAGTGATCTTAGAGATATCGTAAATGAAACCAGTCTGATTTACTTCTAAGAAATAATTGTCAGTGATAACTTTAGATCCTGCAATAACAGATCCAACACTGTCGTTAATGATTGCACTAATAGCAGTTCCATTACTGTCAAAACCATCAATGGTTTCACCTGACTGTAGTGTGCCACTAATATAAACAAGACTTAGTTTCAAAGTACCTGAGCTGAATGCAACAACTTTTGCTCTTGCTTTAGAAGTTCTACCAGTAACGATAGTGCCTGTAGCAAAGAAAGTAGGTTCAACCAGAGTTACAGAAGGAAGAACAGGATCATTGTCATCATTAGACTCATATACAGCGTGTAATCTGTAGCAGTCTACAAGACCAAGAGATAGATCTCTGTCTTGAATTCTTGTTCCGTATAGATTTGAATATGTTAAATTATAATTTTGCTTATCAAGATTTTCTACTGTCTTATTAACTTTAAGAACAAACATCTGTTGACCAGATTTTGTTTTTCTCTGAGTCACGTTCTTCGAGATAGTTGCAGTAACTTTAATCGAAGTAATGTTAGTTAAGTTATCAATCTGAATAGTTGTCCTATCAGAACTGGTGAACGTGGTATAACCAACAGCACCAGAGTTGGTAGTATTGATAGTGATCTGATCACCGACAGGGTGAGTGCTATTTGAACCTGCAAGTACGGTGAAGGTATAGTTTGTATCTGAAATTGCTTGGAACTGTTCATTCTCAGGGAGAGTAATAGAAATAGAGTTAGAAGCAACGGTCTGTGCGTCAAAAGTTCTTCTAACGATCATAGATTCGTCAGAAATACTCTTGATATACTTCTTAGGCATCTCACTTAAGAGATTTGCATTCTCAATGTTATTCAACTTAGAACGCTGTCTAAGCAATGCGGTATAAGTTCCTGCAGAAGGAGCAGCACCACCAGGACCAGGAGTTACATTAACTGTTTGTGCAGCGTAATTAAAGATTGTGGAAACTTGAGAACCAGTTAGTGAAGTTGGATTAATTTTATCTACTTCAACATATTGAGTTCCATTAAAGAAGATTCTATCACCAGGTTTTAAATCTAAAGCAAAGTTTGATTGTGAACCAGTAATCTTTTCAGAACCACCTGATGCATCATAAGTGAATGTACTACCTTGAATAACTTGAATGTCACTTAAGATAATGTCAGAAGTAAATTCTGTAGCATTTGTACTTTCATCTCTAGAAACAATCTGTCTAGTATCAGAGAATGAATAACCATGAACAACTTCGATAGTATCAACATTCAAATTATCAACGGTAACCATTTCACCAACAGTGAAAGAACCTTCAACTTGATAACATTTAATATGATCACTTCCACTAATTGCATCTACAAGATATGCTCTTGCACCAGAAGTTGCACCAACAAGAAGAGAACCCGCTGAAATATTAACAGAGGATGCTAATTCTAAAACAGTAAACATCTGAATGTCAAACAAGTTGACATTGTAAGTATCATCAGCATCTCCAAAGGTTGTATTATCACCATCAGAAGTATGCTCAATCGCAGCAAGTCTTGCAAAACCAATAATGTTACCTGATTGCTGTCCTGGAGTTGCTGTATAAGTATCCCTTAATTCAATAGTTTGATATGCATTGGCAAGAGATGAACCTGTAGCATTAGGGAAACCGTGAATATTATTGACAATAACATTATTACCCATCTCAAATGGAATAATAGTGTTCTGTGCTGAGTTAGTCTCTCTTGGTTTTTCTAAGTCAACGTATGTTGGAGATAGAGTCTTAACTCTGTATCCTCTAACATATGCAGTTCCTGGACCAAACTCAATAGAATATAATCTTTCTGCTGCAACATTACCTTGAGCAGTTGTAGATCCAGATTCATATACACCATTGTTAAAACCATCATCAAGATTTTCTCTAGCAGTAATCTTGAAATCTTTAACAACATAGTCACCAGATTCCTCAAAGGTTCTGGTTGCCATAGATCTTTCTAATTCATCATATGCACTTCTATCAACAAGTTTCTCAACTTTACTATTATTGATTCTTAATAGTTCTAAGAAATCTTTATCAGCGTCATCAGTTAGAAGTTTCTTAACTAATCTTGTGGTGATTCTAAATCTATGAGAACCAGGAGCAGCATAGTTACTTGTTCCAGCAGCGTTATCATTGAGACTAAGGTCATCCTCTGGAGTAATAATGGATTCTTGAATATCAAGTCCGATACGATAGGAGGGGTTGCTTCCATACTGATCTAATAGTAAGTATTGGTATTGTACGTCAACAAAGAATCCTCTGATGAAGTATACACCTTCTTGAATATATGCTACTGAACCTTGTTGTAATGCAGCAGTAGGAAGTAATTGAGCGAAGGGAGAACCAACCTCAATCAAAGTTGTACCGAACGTAATCTCAGTATCAGTGATTAACTGTTCATTATTTGAAAATGTCTGTTGAGTATTTTGTGTTCCACCAGATTCAATATATTTAATGTAGAGTGTAATATAACCTTTCGATGAATCTGCAGAAGAGATACTGAATAATACTTTTGCCTTTACACCAGAAGTAAGACCCTCAATGATCTTTCCATTCAGTTGAGTTCTATACAACTCAACATCAGCACCCAAGAATGATTCTTGTAACTGGATAGCGTCTACGTTTAGATCATAACCGACTTGACCAGGGATAACCATGGATCCATCTTTGAAAAGATGCGAACCTACGTTCTCTACCTGATTCTGCATAATAGACTGCAGAGTCGTTAGTTCTCGTGCTTGGATTGGGAACCCAGGACGAAATAGCACTCGATAAAAGTTTTTCGTTTTATCGAAATCGTCGTAGTATGGGGTGACGTTTAGATTGGTGTTTTGTGCCATTAGAACTCGATTACGATTTTGATGTCTTCTACTTGGTCGTTAGCACGACTAATTGATCTCCTATTATCTATGTACACAACCTGACCAGTGTTTGAAGCAACTTCGGGTTTTGCATAACCGTTGTTGAACTTCATACCCAGATCATATTCTGTGTTGTTGATAGTTCTAGAAGATGAGTTGGGAACAGCAGGGAAGTTGACGTCGGGTTGTCCTGCAGCACCAGAGGTTGCACCACTGATTACGTTAGAACCGTCAAACTCATTCTGTGTACCAGTAACTTCTGGGAAGATACCGTCAACTGCGTTCTGATAATACTTCAGAAGTTTAGTTGTAGCATTCCAAGAAATCACTCTTCCACGAGCAGTAACGTTGGTTCCACCAACAACTCGTGTTTGTGTGATGATCTCATCAGGAACGTAGTTACCTTGGAATGTAGGAGCGAAGATAACTGCTTTAGCAGCAGAGATCGTCAAGTCAGAGATAAGTTCCGATGTACCAAATTTAAGTGGGTTTGTGATAAGACCGATACGACGATAGTCATTATCAACAGGGAAGTCACCCGCACCCTCATCGTATGAGAGTTTAGCGTTAATCATAACCCTAAAGGCACCGATTTCTGTAACAGCATCTGCACCATGCCCACCAGGAGGAGGCAAGATAACGTCAACTTGTCCACCAGTACCAGTACCGATACCAGTGATATTATCAATGGTGATTTTACCGAATGTATATCCAGTACCACCAGATGTCACCGTGGCAGAGATAACTTTACCACCGTCAACAACAATAGAAACACGACCACCAGTTCCGTCACCGTTGATCGCTACGTTATCGTATGTTCCGTTGTTGTAACCAGAACCTGCAGCATTAATAACAACAGTATCGACTTCACCTGCAACTGCGTTGGTTTGGACTGCAGCGTTTGTGAAGACAGGCATGTAGTCGTTAGAGAAGAATTTAAGAACACTAGCAACGGGGATAGTGTACATATACTTCCAACGATAACCATCACCTGTTGTAATGATACTAGTGCTAGTGCCAGTAGGCTCAACTGTACTAGGTTTACCATTTGGATCTGAAGGAGATGTACCATTGTAGATACATTTGTATACTTGATACTGAGAGTTTACAACGTAAAAATCAGAATCATAGAGTTTAGTAGCACCAGATGCAGCAGTCTTTGATGGGGAATAGTCATGACGATACATGTCATAAGTAAAACCCAATCCACCAGTAGTTTGTTCTGGAGAAACCCAGTCAATTCTACGACAAACTTGAACGGTATCTGAAGCGAGGACACGTTTCATCGACACCATGTCGTCATAAGAACCAGAAAACTCTGAGAAAGAGTCCACTGCCTGAGGCGGTGAGTTCTCATTATCCCAAGGTTGCGGTCTTCCAATAAACAAATACAAACGATCTCTCGTTGCACCTGCTACATCGTCACTCTGGGTCGAATCAGGACCTTCGAGTGCCTTGATGAACTTTTTCGCAGAAAATATTCTAAACTGATCAGTAAGTAGGGCTGCCATTTGCTAGGTACTATTGTCCTCCTGTTTATTTATCGTAGTTACGAACGAACAACTGTAGAATACTCAATACCCTTAATTCTATAAGAGGCACCGCCATTTCCAGTAAGGTTCTCGCCACCCAACACTGCTTGTGCTGCAGCGTTTGCACCTGTAGTATCACCACTCGCATTTGTAAATGTTACAGTTGGGTGAAGATTGTAGGTGCCATCTACCGTTTGAGGGATTCCATACCCTCCATTATTAATGGTGATTGATGCAACTTGGTCTCCTGCAGTTGTCATTACAACAGTACCAGTTGCTTGAATATCACCAGTATTCTCGATTGCTATTGTTGGGACTCCAGTATAGTTTGTTCCTGGATTTGCAATAATAAAGTCAATAATAGTGTTCTTAGAAGAAAACTCATATAACAATCCACCGATACCAACGTTAACATTACCTGTATTATAAGGTATGATGTCCTTAACAACTAAGAGACCAGTTGCAGGTGTCCAAGATACAACCGTACCTCTGACTCCAGATATTGATCCAGTCACAACCTCATTAACACTAAAGTTTTGACTGTTACCTGATGGAACATCTAATGTGATATTTAGGATAGCAGGATGTGATACACCATCAGAGAGTCCACCTGCCTCAATAACAGTTGCATACTTGAATGGAATATCAGCGTCTTTAATGCTGTCACCAACTTGGAATAGAGTTGTGTTAGTACCACCTTGTGTCTCTTCAATACCATAAAGTGAACTAAAGATTCCACCATCAAGACTAATTTGATTTTCAAAATCAGTAGAAGTGTTCACCAGATCAGGAATACCATCTCCTGCACCTGCATTTTCAGCAATATCTTGGAAATCTTTATCTTGTATTGATCCAATAGGAATTGTAAATGTTGTGATGGTAGATCCTGTAGCATCAATAACAACGTGTGGCAATACACCAGAACCAGAAGATGCTGCAACACCTGCATCAAATTGAACAATAGCATCTTCTGTAGATGGTCTACCACCATCAATAAATGCTAGTTCATCAACTTCAAACGTTACAAGTAATTCTCTTGTGGAAGGATCATAATCATATACTTTTGCAACTTTATTACTTGCATTTTCAACACGACGTATAACTCTGTCACCAACGTTAAATTTATAATTTGATAATCCTGTAGCAGTATTGTTCTGTGCTGTATCTAGTACAACTCTCTGATCATAATTAAAGTTTACACCACGAGTTAGACCAGTAAATCTTCCTGCACTCTTACTAGTATATGCAATGGTTTCTTTGTTGACAATGATTTGACCAGATCCAGGATATGCATCTGTAGAGTCAACATAGATATTTGCATCATTTGCACCAACATCTTTTACAAGACCAGTTAAGTAGATTGCACTAGAGTTAAATGCCTGTCTTGCTCTAGTCTTACGCTTAAGATTTACAAGTTTGGTGAAGATAATGTTTGGTACAGAAGTATATCCTTCACCTGGATCTGTAATTGTAATACCTGTAACAGCACCTTGAGAAATTTGTGCTGTTGCTTTAGCACCAATACCTCCACCACCAGTGATAAGAACAAATGGTTCTTCTTGATAGAACTCACCTGGGTCTACAATATTGACAGATGTAACCTTACCAAGAGTGTCAATCTCAGCAGCACCTTGTGCACCTTGTCCACCACCACCTTCAAAGATGAGTGTTGGAGGAGATGCATAACTTCTACCTTGATTAAGTAGAGATAGACCAGTAACTGTTTGAACAACAGGACTACCTACTGCACCAGTTCCTTGTCCTCCTAAAATTTTTGCTTTTGCAGGTCCAAAATAATTATCACCCTTTCTAGTCATCTTGATATAAGAGACTGATCCGTTATCTGCTAGTACAACATCTCCAGTTGCTAACGTTGGGAAAGTATTAGGTTGTGCAGGAACGGGATCACCTTCAAACAGTGGTGCACCATAATACCTTGGACCGATGATGTATGGGAATGCAGGATTCCCACTACCATCTTCAGACATAAAGTAAGCGTAAGTTCCATTGGGATACTCTGGAGTTACGCCAAACTTTCCATTATATTCATCTAAAGTTCCGACAGATGCATCGTAAATGTAATCTGATGTAAGATCACCCAAGATGTAACCGTCATTAACTAATCTGAGTCCATACCCAGAGTTGATATAAGAAAAGAGATACAATACTCCAGGTGAATCAACTGGGACTGTAAATCTTACTTCACGAGTTGTTGCTAATTCAAACCCAGAAAGATATTGCTGATAAGTAACACTCGATCCATCAATCCAGTACGAGATACCATTTCCAGAGTAAAGAACTGAAGCGTCACCAGTAATAACAGGATTATTAGAGTGCCAACCGTCCGTCTGCGTAGAAATGAGTATATGGTTTGAACCGTCATTGGTTGAGTCATTTTGATTAAAAATGTAAGTTTTTCCTCTATACAGATTCAGAAACTCAGGTGATGAACCATTGAATGCAAACTTACCATTAGCAACAGTAACATTATAAGTTACCGTGCTTGCGGTGTTCACGATGGGTCTTGCACCTTGAAGTTCTGCAGTATTCCTTAAACGGTAACTAGAGGTTTCCCTAGCAACAGCACCCGAACTGTTGTAACCATATGGTCCGTAGATCGGGTATCCGTCAAAGGACATACCAACAATTTTACTGTGACCATCTACATGTCTTGAATAATCAATATTTCCACCTGCCTCTGTGCCGAAGTGATCTTCGACATAGTAGGTATTCATGTTTTCTTCTTCCTCTTCCTCCTCAGCAGTGGTATCGAGGATCATATAACCTTCGTCACCTGCATAACCAGACATGTATTGATGATAAGGACAATGATAATAAATCCTTTGTGTCTCATCACCATTCATGATGAAGATTGGTTGGAAATTCTGTTCGTAATCTGCAGCATACGCCCCAGATGCACCTGTACTATTGTAATATAACGTTCCATTAGGATCTCTGAGATTACCATCAGGAGTGGTGCTGAATCTCATTGGGTGTCCTTGTGTATGGACACTTGTTGGTTGGTTAGTTGCCCAATAAGGATTGATTAATACATTTGCAGGGTTTCTAAATTCACTTTGAACCCAAATGATTAGATAATTCTTTTGTACTTTGATACCCTCTGGAGCAAAGTAGAAAACACCTGGGGTAAAGTTACCAAACTCGTGTGCATCAGGACCAAATTCAATATAGAAAATACCACCAGGGAATTTAATAGGATCAGCAGATACTCTAAATTTGAATCCATTAGAACCCAAACAAAGATCACCATTTGAAAAATCATCACCAGTAACTTGTCTGAGGTAAATTCTTGTAATTATTCCTGCATTATTTCTTACAATTTTTGCAATCTCACCACGTCCAGTTCCAGATATTTCATCTACAATTCTTCCAACTTCTATAGTTCCCAAAGTTTCATCAACATTATCAACAGTGAGCATGATATTGTCAAACTCGGATTTAATACTCCAGTAGAATACTTCCTGCAATCCAAACTGGAATACACCATTTGTTAATGCAAACTCATCAATCGTTTTACTAGTGTGATAGTAGTAAATTTGATTATCAATAAACGCATCATATGCATTATTACCCTTAACATAATCATACTTGACTACATCAATAGGGAAGTTTACTGGAGCATTACCAGTAAGACCCCAATCAGGAGTGTGTATGAGACCACCATTTGCTAATATACCAAGTGTCCTATTAGATGATAATCCTCTAGTTCCTGGATTTGGAACATCTTTACCACCTCTATAAACAAATGTTTGATCAAAATTTCTATCGATAATAACATCCGACCCACCAGGTTTTCTCTCATCCAAATAAAGTTGAGATGGTTTTGGTGTATTATCAGATACTATTCTAAGTCTGTCAGTTTTTGTAGTTCCATTTAATACAAATGATCCTTTAGTTACAGCATTTTGTATTACATCTAATTGACTTGGATATGATTGCCAAATTCTATTGATATCAAATGAATCTACTACGTTTGGTGTTTCTTGCTCAGGAATGATCTGCAAACGTAACGGATCGTATCCTCTTCCTCTGTTTAAAACTCTGACGTGTGTGATTCTACCAGAATCAGTATCAATAATTGGATATAATAATGCTGCCACATCTGGTGTGCCACAACCAGTGATTGTTAAACGTGGAGGATCTGCAGGATCATACCCTGATCCTCCGTTTAAAACTTTTACTGCACGAACACCGAATACCTCATCAAAGATGGGTTCGATACTTGCACCTGTTCCTGGGACAGTCCTTGCCATTTATTATGATACGACGTTGATAGTTCCTTGCATTGCTGCATGGAGTGTACACTGATAATAAAGAGTTGATGGAGCATCAAATGGAACTGTCCAGTAAAGAACAGTAGTTCCACTACCACTTTGACCAGTAGTATAAGGTGTTCCAGATAAACCTTGAGTGGATTGAATTCTAAATGGGTGTCCACCACCTTCAACAGTATTGTCAAAGGCATAGGTGAAACCTCTATGCACATAAAGCGTAGGGTCACGGTTCTCACCTGCAGGAAGTCCTGGACCGTTGATGAGATAGTCACTACTTGAGTTTTCTACGGGTGCACCTAACTCATACCAAAGGATAGGACCAGTAGTAGGAGTAGGAACCCAGTCAGTTCCGTTATAGAACAGACCATCACCCTGAGTCAATCCTGACATGTTAGTATCAGTCAAAGCACTCAAAGTAGTAGTCAAAGTTCCAGAGAAGTTTACCGTTACAGTGTCTCCAGAAACTGCAGTAGTAATGTTAGTACCACCTGCAATAGTTAGCGTATCTGTTTGACTATTAGCAGTTGTAGATCCTGTGTCACCTGCAACAGAAGCAAACGTGTTAATACTACCAATACCTGCAGAGTCATTAGCAGGTAACCATTTGCTGCTAGAAGCATTCCACTTTAAAACTTGATCATTACTAGGAGGAGTTGTACTTGTATCAACGTCTGCAAGTAAATTAATACTTGAATACTCTGTTACTAATTTTGCTCTTGTATCTCCAACACCACCTGCGGTGATATTAATGTTTACATATGGATTATCGTCACCATTAACCGTAAAGTAATAACCAGTATACCCTGCAGCAGCAGGAGCAACACCTAATGAATTATATTCGTTCTTATAAGAAAGAGTAGTTGGAATATCTACACCACCAGTCGCACCATCGAAAGTTGAAGTAACACCACCTGCAGCAAGAGTAATATCTCCAGTTCCGTTCGTAGCGAGTGGAATATTACCATTTGATGAAGAAATAATGCTATTTCCATTTACATCTAACGCTGCAGTGAGGTTAGTGTAATCTGATGGTAGAAATGTACTACCGTTGTATCTTAAAACTTGTCCTACAGCAGGGTTAGTGGTACTGACAGTGAGTGTCGTACCATTACCTAGTGCAGTATATAGTTCATTGAAGTTATCATTGACCTTATCGCCTCCGACTCTCAGGGTATCCCCTGTGTTGTCATTTGCCGATGTGCCAAGACCGATGGTTTGCTTAGCCATTACTCGCTACGATTTTTAGTTATTTATGGGGTTTCTGGGTCTACCAACTCTTCACCGTATTGTGAAAGGTCGGGAGCAACATAATCATCAGGAACAACAGTGTCAATACTGATTCCTGGATTTTGATATCCAGTACCAGTTGCACTAAGTTCAACACCTGCAACACCAACCAAGGCACGGATGTTACCATCGAAACCAGAGATGGAGTCGATTCTCACGGTAGGTCTAGAAGTGTATCCAGAACCTCCACCAGTGACTTGAACTTTGTCAATGAATCCAGATGTCAAGAGCGCAGTTGCAGATGCGTTCTGACCGAAGACAGATCCAAGATAATCAAATGTGATCAGAGAGTTAGAAGATTCAATAACAGCAACTTCTCTATCTGATGTCTCACCTTGGATGTCAATGAAGTCACCAGGTTCGATAGGTGGTACAACTTCAGCAGCATCAACGTCTGCCTCAGAACCAACATAAGAGAATGCGACGAAAGTAGATCCGAATCTAGGAATCTCAGAGAAGATGATTCTAGAACCAACAATCTCAAAACCAACTCCAGGTTCTTGAATCACACCGTTAAGAGAACAGATGATATTGTTCTCAGGTCTAATCACACTAGACTGAACACCTTCAGTTAGTGTCAAGGAGTAGAACACATCATTACGCTTAAGGTTGAAGGACTGTCTCAATGAGTCAAACTCGAATGAGATATCATCCAACTGTCTAAGTTTACCAATGTAGAATCCAGTGAAGGATGCTCCAAGATCAGGTGCTTCAGTAAACTGAATCTGGTTCGAGAACGCTGTGTATGCGTTTGTAGCACCTGGAGGTTGTAAGATACCATTAACGAAGATTAAGAGGTGTCCTGCGGGATCTGGGAGGTATGCAGTACCATTATTCTGTGAGAGATCGAAGGTAGTTTGTGTACCATCGAATCCCTTGAAGGATCTCTTGACTCTTGCCTTAAGATCAACCTGAGTAAGGATAACAGCACCGTATGAATCAGGTCCCTTGATAGCATCTCTAATTCCAAATGTTCCAGTAACATCACTGAGATACAGACGCTTGTTGATACCATCTGGGCGAACATCCTGCACGAGAGCAGCACCTGCACCTGCAGTGGTCACGATAGTTGAGATAGAAGCATATCCAACGGGGAATGTTGCTGCTAACCCATAATCACCAATCTGATCACCCTGAGAGAATGTACCTTGGAACTCAACCATGTAGACATAGTTGTTAGCAATATCTACGTCAGTGATAATACCGAATGTGGCAGAATCTTGAACACCTGATATAACCTTATAAAGTCTGTTACCAACAGTAAAGTTGTTGAGACCACTAATAATATTAATACCAAATCTCTTGTATCCAACAGATGCAATTCTGTCACCAACACCAATATCAAGTCCTGCATACTTAGAAACTGTAATGAACTGTCTAGAAGCAGAAGGATAAACAACTGCGGTTTTTTCAAATGTTCCAAGTAAGGATTCAGTATCAACGGTTAATTTACCACCAGTGTTGTCGGTAACTGCTGCCTCTGCCTTCAAGAATGAAGTAGGTTGTGCAGTTGCACCAGAGGTGTAACCTTTGAATGGAATGTCAGCAACGAAGTCACCCTTAAGATCAATAATATGAACGCGAGTTTCAATAGCACTGATCTGAGCAGTAGTAGAGTTAGTTGCACCAACAATGTTGTCTGTAATTGCCCATGGACCTGCAGTAATCTTGACGTCAAGATACTTGTAGTTAGCATCTTCATGGAATCCATAAACAACACCAGTGATAGAAGGAGCACCTTGTTTTGCAACAACTTCATTCATTGTGTAAGGACCGTCAGTGATATCACCGTCGATTCTAAATCTGGAGTAAACCTGTACTACTAAACCTTCATTCAGAGTAATTGATTCAACCTCAGCAGAAGCATCACTGAGTAATCCGTATACAAAATCAGCAGGATTAAGTCCACCATTGTAACCAACAGGAATATTTCTAGTTCCAAACTTCTTAGTAGGAAGACTGATTCCATTGTAAGTTGTAAGACCGATGTAAGAAGTATCGTTACTTAACTGATTAGTAATGATCTGCAACAGATATCTAATTGCTGCAGAAATAGAATCCTTAGTATAGTTTGCAGCATCAGCAGAACTGTAGAAGGAATAGAATCCTGCAGCAGTAGAAGGAGATGTCAAACTATTATCCAGAGCAGCAATCATGTATTGCTCTAACAATTCGAGAATGTAGTTCTTAGTATTGAATTCGGTATCAGAGAAGAATGTCTTACCACTCTGAGATTGATAAGGATCGAGTCCACCTTTAGTGAGTTTTGCACCCCAAACAAGGACTCCAGTAGAACCATCACCAGTCCAAACAGTAGCACCACTACCACTCTTGATGATAAATTTAGATCTTAGAGTTGTGAATCCGAAGGAGAACGTACCAGTAATGAAGCATCTATACCAACCATCTCCAAGAGGAATTGCACCAAATTGATCTACAGTAATACCACCCTGAGGAGTAAATGCTGTTCCAGTTGCACCAGTTGTAAGATTGAGGTCGAAGAATGCATTTTGCTCTCCTGCACCACCTGGATCAAGTTGCATTTGGAATCTGATTGATTGTGAACCAGATGTCTTGACAAATCCAGAGAAAGTAAATTGCTGAGTTTCAGTTTGACCAACAGCACCAGTATCAAACGATTCATTAGTAGTATCGAAAGTAACTGTTCCAGAGTCAAAGGTTTCAAAAGCAGTTAAGTTGAAATCTCTGTTAATTTCATGCTGACCATTTTGACCATTGTTAGGAGTAACATCTTCTGCAGTCTGAGTATCATCAGGAGCAAGACCTTGGTTAGCAGTAATAGTTACATTAGTTGTAGGTGTCCAGTTGATTTGATATGCCTCAGGATTAGTCCAGAGGTTTGTACCTGCAATTTGACCAGAGATGTTAGAAGTAATAAGTCTTGCACTTGAAAGAGTTCTAACATTAGCAACTTCGGTATACCAATCATAAGGACTACCAACAGCACCAACGGTAGCAGTTGCACCAGAGGTTTTACCTGTCAACGTATTAGATGCAACCCATGCAGTTCCTGTAAATGGACCAATAACAAAGAAGTTAGTTTCCGAATCATATTCAAGAACAGTTGCATAACCGCCAACATTAGATCTTACAACTTCACCAACTTGGAATGCACCAGTTACACTAGAAATAGTAATACCATATGCAGTTGTCTTCTTCTTAGTATCTGTTATGACAAGATCATGAATAACATCATTTACAGTTTGATTTACAAAGTCATCATAGACCCAAGATCCCGCACCAAACTGAGCAACAGTCTGAGTTTGAATCTCTTGTAAGTAGTAGTTACGGTTGTAAAGAATATGCTTGGCAGCACTTCTACCAATCGTCTTAGCAGGAGCAAGAATATTAACAGCAATCTCAATAAGTTCAGACCATCTGTTCTTAACACTTGCTGCGTCAGTGATAGTTAAGGCATCACGAACTGCAGCATCATCGGTATGTAATGCTGAATATGCACCTGCTGTGCCACCTGTGTTCTCACCATTTGCATAGAGTAAATTATCGATTGCTTTCTTACCAAGTGCTTCAAGTTGCTCGATACCATATACGGTAGCAAGTAGTTCTTGTTCAACACCTTGAGAAATATTGAGAGTTAAAGCAGCAGTTAGATACTTGGAGATAGCATCGATAGTAGAGTTATTTCCACCAGTCTGTAAATCAGAGATTGCACTCTCAATAATGAGTTTCAAGTCTCTCTGACATTTTGCTTCACCAAGGGCACCGTTAGGATACTGGAATGCTTGATATTGAATACTGTTTAGCAGATATGTAAACTCAGTAGTGATGAGTCCAGTAATTTCTTCTGCGATAAAGTTTCTATTGAAGTAAAGTCTATCAGCAGCAATCTCAAAATCAGAACCAGTCGGAGCGATGATATCATTAATTGTAGTTACGAGGTTATCAATCGCAGTCTTGACGTTTGCACATCCACCTGCATCATTAGTAATACCCCAGTCACCAACGATAATACCGTCAGTGTTATCGTAAGTTAAATCACCAGTAACTGCTTGCTTGGCATAGAATCCAAGTCTTTCGTGTGCATAAACAGATTGCCAAACTTGTAATCTGATATGTTGTAGTTCACCGCTTGCACCGATGTAGAATTTAGCAGCAGTAATAGTTTCTAAATTACCACCATCATAAAGATCATCTGCTAATCCGTCTAAGATCAATCCAAGGTCAGTCTTACAACGTAACGTACCATCAGTAGATGTACCGTTAGCATTTCTAGGCATGTTAAGTGCAAGATCTGGATATCTTGTGAGCATATCAAATGCTGCTTTATCAACGATAACCTTTCTGTTTGCACGAATCAAGTTAGCAGCATCACGGAATCTACCACGAGCATCTTCATCAATTTGATTGGTATAGATTTGATCAGTAGTTCCATTGTGATAATCAACAATGAATGGAACTTCACTGTAAGCATTAACTGTTCCACCAACAAACTCATATGCAGGAGAAACTTTAGTAACAGTTGCCAAATGATCAGTTGGTGATGCAGCAGCAGCGTTTTCTAAGGTGTCTGTGATGATATCAAGTAAGTTATTGTTAGTAGTGACAACATCAGCACAATCAGTAAGACTGTACTCAGATTTTGTAATACCATTGCTTACTGCACTTGAGAAGGTGTGAGAGTATTGATCATCAGCACTTGATGCGCCAACGTTGATAGTAAACGTATCCGTGGTGTGGGCAGAGATCTTGAGGACTTGCTTAGAAGCAGGATCAGTAGATCTTGGGTATGCGGTAATCTTTTGGTTTCCATCTTTAGAACAAGTGAATGATATTGCACCATCAGCAAGGAATACAGAGTCACCTGCAACTGTAATACCATTAGTAGTAGCAGATACGAAGGTGTGAGTGTAGTTACCGCCAGAAACGACTGCACTGGAGGTTGCACTTGCAAATGTATGTGTGCTTGTATTGGAATCAGTTCCAATGTCAACCGTGATAGTATTGTTCTTCTTAATGATTCCATTTGCAGATGCAGATACGAAAGTATGAGCAAACTGATCAGCAGCACTAGAAGGACCAACATTAACAGTAAATGTATTGTCTGTCTTAGCAGAGATTCTTAACCATCTTCCAGAGAAAGGATCAGTGGAACGAGGATAAGTCTTAGTCTCATGATTACCATCTTTAGTGCAGGTGAAGGAGAGTGAATTATCAGCAATTCTGATCTTATCTCCTACAACAAATCCATGAGCATTCTGAGTGATTTGTAAAACACCAGTTGCAGGATCATAAATTGCTCCTGTAGCAGTTGATGTTACACCATTTTGTGTGATAGAAACAATCTTATCAGAAGCAGGAAGAGTTCCATTTCCACCAGTTCCTCTAGAGAAGGTCAATGAATCTTGTGCAATCTTAATTGACTGACCAACTTCCAAGTTATTATTAGGAAGTGTTAGAACAGCGATACCAGTTGAAGGATCGTAAGTTGCACCTGTTGGTTGATAGTTAACAGCAGTTGACTTACCTACATTTAGTTCAAAAGTATTTGTAGTCTTATTCTGAACTTCTAACCAACCTAAAGCAGCAGGATCGTTAGGTCTTGGATAGGTATGGTTTGTAGAATTGCCATCCATTGAACATGTAAATGTAATGGAGTTGTCTGCAAGTTGAATCCTATCACCATTTTGTAAATTATGACCATTAGAAGTAATAGTCAAAATACCAGTGGTAGCAACGTATGTCGCGTTTGTTGCAGTGATAGTAGAGTCACTTACCAATCCATGACCAGAAGAAGTGACAACCATCTCACCAGTGGCAGGGTTGTATGTTGCACCAGAAGGAGTAACTTGAGTTACAGATTGTGAGAGGTAGTCAGACTCAGTAATTGTAGTATCAAACTTCTGAGTGAATCCATGATCACCTTGAACAGACCATGGAGTGTTATTAACAACATACTTAAGTAACTTACCAACAGTTTCATAAGTGAATAAAGATTCAACAAGATCATCAGAAACATGCAACAGAGTGACTGGGTTTGTAGTTCTGTCAACATAAAGTGCAGCAGCATCCCAGACATGGTTGTTAGATCCATTTCTAAGATCCTCTACCATTGCATCTAAGATATCTTTAACATCATCTTCACAGTTAATCTCTCCACCAACAACAGTGAAGTAAGGATAACGTTCCTTCATGATATACACTGCTTCTTGAGCAATGAACTCTCTGTTAAGAATGACTAGATCAGCAGCATTGATGTATCTGTGTGTCTTCTGGTTAAATCCTCCAGTAGCACCAGTTTGGCGTTGTGTTTCACGAATAGCATCATTGTTAAAGTATTCGTCAATAGTAAAGTCTTGTGTGCCAGACCAATCATCAGTATAAGTTTGTGCATCAGCACCATCTAAGTGATAGAGTAACTTAGCGTTATTATCACCTTGGAAGATACCGTTTTGAGGAGTGAATGGTACTGAAGAGTAACGAGTTGTAGATGATAATCTAATTTCATCAATATGACCGATGAAACCATTAGCACCTGCGTAATCCATACCAACTCTAAATGGTTTGGCAACATAAGAAGTGCTATCAGTTCCTGTTCCTCTTTCTACACCATCAAGGAAAATCTTAGTTGTAGTGCTAGATCTTTGAACAACAACATGTGTCCAAGTATCAGCAGTAACAGTAGTTGCTCCAGATGTTACTAGATCAGAACCATTTACATTGTATCTTACTTGTCCTGCTTCAAGGTATAGTCTACCTGCAACTTCAGATGCAGATGATGCTCTAAAGTCGAAGATAGTTCTTGTACCAGTAATATCGCTAGGACGGATATAACATTCAATAGTGAATCCTGCAGAACCCCATGCAAAGTCAGAGGATGAATCTGTAGAGATATAATCACCTGCACCATCTAACAGTAGTGATGAAAGACCAAATTTCTTCTGTGCAGTATCTAACTGAGCATTACCAGAGAATGTTGCGATGTTATAATCTAAACCACCACGTTGTGATCTAGCAATCTTACCAAGGAAGATAGTGGAACGTGCAGAGTTTGCACCAACAACTTCTGCCTTTGTATCTCTAGATCTAATGACTTGTCCTGCTTGGAAGAAACCAGAACCAATTCTATCGGTAAAGGTAAGTTTTCTAATTCTGGCACCTTCACTTGCTTGGAAATCACCAACATTATTACCGTATTCTACTTTGTAGTTACGAATGTATTCGTTTTCTTGTAAAGTGCCAACTGCATTATCATAAGGAATGACATAATTATTGACCTGCTCATTTGCAGGGAAACTACTATCAAAGGCAGTAGTATTGTCAGTGAAATCAACGACACCAATCTGAGATTTGGAAATGTCATCAAGGACAACGTTTGGATAAGTCTGTGATGTAATTCTGTTGAATAGTAATCCAAAGAAGGAAGAACCTTCTGAAATATTAACCTGTCCAATAAACTCATTAGTTGTAGGATCTTGATAAGTTGCAGTAGCAGTTACACTAGCAACAACACCAGACTGTGCACCGATAATAACATCATTCAACTGAATATCGAATAATCCAGGTGTAGATTGATAAGTACCCGCAACCTTACTCAAAGTAAGTGCATTAGTAACAGAAATATCAGTTCCATATACAGGTGAATCTTCCTGATGAGCAACTGCTAGAGTTCCGTTCTGTCCTCTAGTTACAGTAAGAGTTGTAGATTCTGAACCAGTAGTAACACTGTCAACTCTAAAGATTTCAGATCCTAACTGATAATTAGTTCCTGCAGCAAATACTCCTGCAGTGACTGCATAGTCAGCAGCAGTATTATCTGTTTTAAATGCAACCATCTCAATAGATGTAGTTGCAGCACCGACTGTGTAACGTAACTGAGCAAGAGGAGTTTCAGCACCACTAGCAAGGTTGATCTGTTCAACTTTTGCAGTATCACCAGTAAGGTTAGTAACATTCTCACCGAATATGAACAATCCGATGTTAGAAATGCTAGTAACAGCAGCAACGTTAGCAGCAAAACCAGTTGCACCAACAGTTGCTAGTTCACCGATAGTGTAAGTTCCTTGGGTGATGAAACCATTGATGGTGTCACCAACGACAGTTGTAACAGTCAATCTTGCAGTACTAGAAGTACCAACCAGAGTCATTCCTGGAGTTGGGAAGATACCACTAATATTGGTAAAGGTTACCGCAACAGTAGAAATTGGACTGATAGTAACATTGACATACTTGATACTTGCAGGAGGTTGTGGTGGTTCTGCAAAGACGATTGAATCACCTTGAATCTCAAATGCAGTTCCAGGAGTTTGTACAACACCATTAAGAACAATCATCAACTGGTTAGCGTTGGCAACAACGTTACCACCATCAACAGTTAGTGGGAAGGAGATCTTCTGACCATCGAACTGATTAGAAATATCATCAAGTCTTTGTACAACAGAAGTTAGAATGTTCTCAGAAGAAGTTAATCGCTTCTGTCTGAATAGTACTTCTGTATTATTAAATTCTGAGTAAACAGGTTCAACCAGAGCAAAGTTCTGAATATTAGGAACGATTGCATCTCTTGCAAGTTCAACAGATTTTGTTAACTGGAATGAAGTCTCTTTATTAGGAATAAATCCATAATCGTTAAGATCTAATTCACCAAATACTTTGAACGATGCAGGGTGAACGTTCTTGATAAGAATCTCTTTCCACTCACCGATAGAAACAGCAGACTTAACAGCATAAGAGAAGTCCTGATAGTAGTACGAGTCTTGGATCTTCTGAATAATCTCAGATGGTTTACCAACATCATCGATAAACTGACCAGTAGTCTTAGTAATAGAACCAATTTCAAGAACACCTTTAGCAACCTTGATATCGGTCATGATACCAGAAGATTTAGAAATCACACCAGTGATTCTTTGACCAGTAGAGAATTCTCCAGTATAGTCAACAATCTTAAGAACTCTAGGTCCAACTTGCCAACCTGCGTTAGTAGAAACAAATCCAGTAGCAGTTGCAGCAGTAAGTGAATCACCTTGATATACAAGTTCACCTTCAAGGAAAGTAGAAGTAACAACGTTTGCAGTTGCACTACCACCGAAGGATTCAGTTAATACTTGCTGACGACCTGTACCTGCGTTGACATATGATAATGCATCACCCAATGCAGCGTTAGCAGGAGTAATGGCAAGTTTTAATTGATCTGGTTCAAGAGAGTTAGCAGAACCTGCAATAGCATAGTAAGTAGTAGTTCCATTCAATCTACCAACAGCACCTGCAGATAGAGGGAATTCAACTCCATCACCAGTATCAACAGCATTCAGTGTAACAGCAGCACCGTTTTGAATACCATGTGGGAAAGCAAACTGTAGGAGTCCTAAGTCAAGGTTAACAACATAGTTGAAAGAAGATCTCAGTGATACAATAGGTGTTGAAGAATAACCTGCACCTGGATCTTTTACGATAATAGTATCAAGACGACCGTTCTTAATGGTTGCTTCTGCAATAGCACCAGAACCGCCACCACCAGTGATGACAACAGCAGGTGCTTGAGAATAACCAGTACCAGGATCAGTAACTGTAATACTATCAAGAATACTTGTAGATGTTAACTGAGCATTGATTGGGAATGTAATCTCAGGACGTAAAGTATAGTCATGAGGATAATCATAACCAAAGTTGTTGTTCTTAAGTTTCTTAATCTTACCAACACTAGAACCTTGAGTGAAGATAGATGCACCAGAACCGAATGGAGGAATAACAACGACAACCTCAGCACCAGATCCAGTCAAACCAGATCCTAAGATGCCAGAAACTGACTCAATATCAATCGATGCAGTAGTATATCCTTTACCAGGAGATGTAACATCAATCTTTTGAATTTGACCAGGAATGGTTACACCGTTAGCATCAGTTCCATCAGCAACAGTGATAGAAACAAATCCACCTTCACCATCACCTGCAATAGGAACACCTGCGTATTCTCCTACAGCATATTCAGTTCCAGGATCATTAATTTGAACTCTTTCAATTTGTCTGGTTGATTGAATAGCAGAGACAATAGGCAATCTGGTATAGAAACCACCTGGGTTTACAATACGAACAGAGTCGATAGATCCAACTGCTCTTGTAGATGAAGTTCCATAACTTGTTTGGTTGATATCAGCAGCACCTTCTGGTTCGTTAAGAAGAGGGAACTTGATAATATCAGCACCACGAGTAATGGTTTGACCTGCAATAGAAGAGATCTCAAAATTACCCTTATATGGAGAATCTACAACATCAAGGTAACTACCAGGTACAACAGGAGAATCATCACCAGTTCTAGAAGGATCAAAGTAATATGAGATGTTAGTAACAATACTTTCGTCAACTTTTAGTTTTACAGAAGGTGTAGGAGCACCTGCACCACTGATACCAGGGGTTCCAACTCTTTCAATAGAGTTGAATGAATATTCAAGTTTGTATAGACTATCCTTAGCAAATGATAAGTTACCACCAACCAATGAGGAATGACTTAAGTCAAAGATGTATTGGTGACCATAGTACATCTTCAGAGTTGGAGACTTCATGAAGATATTAACATTTCCTGCAGTTGTAGCAGGTGAACTCACTGCTGCTTGATCTAACTTGTAAGTAAACTCAAGAGGACTAATTACTTGATCGACTGGGAATGCACCATCGTATTCATCATAGGTTACACCACTAACTTCTTGAGATGGGTTGCCATCAACGTAAATGACATCTCCTTTAGAAAGATAATGACTAGTGTCAGTAATTACATAAACTTCATCACTATTAGCAACAGAAGAAACTTGTAAGATCTTATCAAGGTTTGCGACTAAAGTGATCTTAAGAACACCAGTCAGATTAGTAACCTGTATAGTGCTTCTTGCTGAGTTGAATGAAACATCGCCAGAAGAAAGTTGTACAACAGAACCAACAATGAATGGGGAAGAACCAGATACTTCATCAATTCTTACAGAATAATCTTCGGTCGCAAATGGTTTGAACTTAGCAAACGAATCAAGATTTTGACTACCTGCAGCATTGTAAGTACCATCTAAGTTGTACTTATCAAGATCAATATCAAAAGTTCCTGGAGTTGTATTAACAACCAGTGGGAATGAGAAGTTTTCAATAATATTGATATCATTAGGAATAGGTCCAACAATACCATAAGTTGATTGTTCGTTGAACTGTTCAGTTATTAAATTACCAGTAGCAGTGTCATTAGTCCATGTGTTGTTGTTTACAGCAAGGTAAACTTTATTATTCTCATTATCAATTCTTACAATGTAACCGCTATTGACAAACTGTCCAGAATCATTGTTTAAACGTAGTTTAGTACCAACACTAAATCTAAATGCCTGATTAATCGTTAACTCTTGTATATTATCAATCTTGATTGTAGGAGTAACCTTGAAGAAATATCTGTCCTTAACAACAGCAGATACGTTAAGTTTCTGAGATCCAGGTGAAGGAACAGTAGCAGTTCTAGAACTCCAAACATCTTGAGTATAAGTAAGAGTTTCAGTTCCAGGAGTCATATTGATTGTAGCATCATCAAAGTCAAGAGATTGGAATCCTGCTTCTGATAAAGAATAACCAGTATTCTGCATAGTGAGTGTACTACCAATGACGGGAGTAACTGCAGTTCTAGTAAATCCTAATTGAGTATTAGTTTGTGTAGAAATTGTACCAAGTCTTGCAGAATCAGCGTTCTTATCAACTTTAAGTGCAAAACCATCATAATCAATCAAATCATATCTGTTAAGGTTAGTAGTGAACCATGCAGTATCAGACCAAGTATATGAGAATCCAAATGCACCTGTAGTTGGGAATACAGAAACATCAGAAGGAACAGTAGGAGTGATTGCTCTATTTCTTAATCTAAAGTTATCAACCTGGAACTGACCTTGCTCATTAACTCTAAAGTTACCTGCAGAACCAGATCTGCCAGGAATTTGACCAACATAAAGATGCTTACTACCAAGAGCAGTAGAAGGAACTGTAGATTGAATTGCTTGAATACCGTTAACATATACGGTAAAGACATTTCCTTCTTTCTTCAATCCAATGAATTGCCATGTGTTATCGGCAAACATGTTATTGAGACTGGACTGTCCTGCACCAGATGCATTGTTAATCTTAGTAGATCCATTAGTTACAACAAGTTCTAAGTATCCAGTGCTTACATCATAATACAACCAAAGACCACCAGTTGCCTCTTCAGCATCACCGATAGCAATAAGAGTATGTTGAGTAATACCAGAAACTGCAGTTGTAGCAGTATTCTTGAATATCATCATCTCAACAGTGAAATCACTATTGAGTTTTGCCCCTAATTGAGCAGAAGTAATTTGTAAGTTAGATTGAGTCCAAGTACTTTGACCAGTTGCATAACCATTAATCTTAGCAACATTATCAGCATATGTGATAGAGTTGTTTGTTGATGTAGAAGTTAATGTATAATGAGTAGTTGTATCAGCATTAGATCCTGATGTGAATGGGAAGATAAACTCATTTCTATTCCACTGAGTTTGACCTGCAACATGGATATCACCAGAATTATCAACATCTACAGCATATGCTGTGATGCCTTCAATATTATTTTGAGTAAACTGATTGGTGGTGTGATTCTTGATCTTTCCATCATATCCAATCTTAACAGTATCAACTGTAGTTAAAGTATCCGTATTATTAGTGCTAGTAAATGCAATATTCAAATCACCAAAGATATCGATTGCAGAACTAGGAGCAACACTTACTGATCCTCCAGATGGAGCAACATAACGATAATTCCAGATAAATGTGCCATTTGCATCAATCTTACCAACCCAGAAACTATCTTTAGTAGTATCATCAGATTTAAGTCTTAGACCACCAGTAACATAAAGTTCTTTAAATTCATCAATAGTGATACTAGTATTCATGATTGAATACAAACTATTAGTAAACTGTTTGATCCAATTTACAGTAATTGCATTAGTACCAAAAGCAATCTTAGCAACACCAGTATCGATGTCTGCTTCATTTACAGTGCTTGCAAGTTCTAAGGATGCATATACATCAGTTCCATCAATAACAATATCGGTAATCTTCTCTGACTTATTAGGAGAAGCAAGTTTTCTCTTAATTGCAAAGTTACCACTAGTATCAATAGATGCAATAAAGGCATCATAAGGTGCACCAGAGTTAGTATTGGTATATCCTCCAATAATGAATCTAGTATCAGAGTATTTCTGAATTGCAGTGATAAAGTCGCCACGAGTAGAACCAGAGATACCTGCATAACCTTTTTGGAAGGTTAATGCTGCACTTAGTCCGTTTGCTGCTTCAGTATACTTACAAAGAACGATATCAGGATTATATGCAGCAAGAATAGAACTATTGGGACTGTTTTGACCAACAACCCAAATATCCTTACCATCAACATATAATTTAAGGAATTCAGAGTCTTCCTGACCACCTGCAAGTTCTAAACTTGCTTCCCACTCTTTAACACCAGTAGCAGAAAGTTTTGCAACAACTGCAACATCATTTGATGCAGCATCATAAGTTTTACCACAGATATAAACTTCTTTAGAATCATTGATATAAACATCACTGATTTTAACGTAATTTCTATTTACAAACTTAGCAACGTAATAATCTGCTTTCTTAAAGACCTGAGGATGAGATAAGATGACACGAGGGTTACTTGTATAACCATAACCAGAGTTAATAATATTAACAGTGTCAATAGAACCAACAGAACTTACAACTGCTTCAAGTCTACCACCAGTTCCGTTACCATCAATAATAATGGTTGGGGGAATGTCAGTATTATAACCTGATCCAGTTTGATTAATTACAATTTGTTCAATACCTTTAAACTGTCTAACTGTAAACGTCTTATTGGTATTGTCCATAACAGGAGTATAGTCAATAAAGACACTATCTCCTGGTTGTAGGTTGTGAGGATTGACTGTAGTAAGTTTACCGAAGTTATTACCACTAATGTTCTCAAATGTATATGCTTCGACTGCTTCACCTCTAATTCTAGCAACACGAGCAGAAACACCACTACCATCAGTATCAGAATTATCAAAGATCAATCTGTCATTGACCTGATAGTTAATACCTGGGTTCTCAACTGTAAATCCAGTTACAGAAGCGTCTTCAAACTTAGTAGTAGTTTCAACTTCAATATCAACCTTAGAGTCAAACTTAACTTTAGGGAAATAGTCAAATAACTGTAATGGTGACTCTTCAAAGACTTGATCGGGATCATCAGTTTCATCTTGCTCGATAACACCGCTTCTATCTTCGTCTTCTATGTCAAACAGTAAGATATCACCATTCTCTAGTGTTAGAGCGTTTGTAGAGGCATTTGGTGCCCTCTCAACGTCAATATCAACATTCTCGTAAGGATCACGATATCTAACAACTCCAGTAGGAATGTTTTGCTGTACCGCAGTAGGACTTAAGTTCCAAGTATCAACAACAGAGTTGAAATCAGGACCCATCACATATGGGAACAGTGGATTACCATCTTCAGTAGCATCAATAGTAACAAAGTAGCAATATCTACCTTCTGGATACTCAGGAGTCTTACAGAATCTACCATTGTACTGATCTAATGCACCAAGACCAAAAACGTATTCATAGTCTTCAATAAACTTACCTGCTGCTTCTGCAGAAAGTAAAGGTCCCGCTGTTCTGACGGGATTTGGATTAGAGTCAACATTATAGACAAGATTTGTCTTGAGTCTATAGGAGGTGTTGAGTTTTGTGATGGAAGATGATTGATCAGTAGGATCGGAGTAACCATAAGGACCATAAATCGGGTTACCATCAAATGCCCAACCAATAATAGGAGAGTGAATCAATCCCTCTTCTCGTTCCTTAATTAATCCTGCTGTATTCTCAAATAAGTTATCACCAAGGATGTATCTCAGTGTTTGAGGATTTGATAAGTGAGCATACTCACCACCATACTGGTTATTAAATCCCTCAAAGACAGAACCCTTAGCATTATCAAATGTAGTAGTTTCTTGTAAGTTATATGTCCATTCAAAAACGTTAGCACTAAATGCTGCCTCTGAACCAACAGAGTTTAGATTGATAATTGTAGTTCCTTGAGTATATCCAATACCTTTGTTAATAATAGTGATACCAGTCACTCTACCCGCATTTTCACCATCAGTATCGATGGTTGCTCTAGCAACAGCACCAAAACCTTGACCTTGAATAGTAATCTCAGGAGCAGTTGTATATCCAGAACCTGCAGAGATGATAGCAATAGAAATAATTCTACCGTTAGCAACGATTGCTTGTGCAACAGCACCACTACCAGAACTCAATGTGACATTAGGAGTAGAGGTGTAGGATTGACCACCTGATCCAACAGTAACTGCTTGAATAGGACCACGAACAGATGCAGTTGCTTGTGCACCAGTACCACCGCCACCAACAATAGTGATAGAAGGTTGTGAGGTATATCCAGTACCGCCTGAGTTGATTAGAATTCTAGATACAACGCCTTTTGTAATAATAGCAGTTGCAGACGCTCCAGAACCGCCTCCACCAACGATAGAGACCAGAGGAGAAGAAGTAAACCCAGAACCCGCTGCAGTAACAGTGATTTCGGAGACAGAACCGTTAACAGTAACGTTTGCAGTTGCTCCAGTTCCTCCACCACCACTAATTGTTAAAACTGGTGGAGATGCAGCATCATAGTCTTTACCCGCATTTGTAATAGCAACACTAGTTACAGCACCAAAAGTTTTCTTAATAGTTGACTTGTAAGACCAGATAGATACGCCATTTACCCAAGTTCCAATAGGACCTGGATTAACACTGTTCTTAGTAGAGATTGTTTGTGAAACAATCGGGAAACGATTTAATTTACGTTGGTTTCCTGGAAGAAGGGCAGATCCTGGGAAAGGACCAATCTTGTAGTTAGGAATACCAGTAGATGCTAAGTAAGCATGCTGTGTATTGAAGAACGAGTTCTGAACGTTAGTTGTATAAGGACCAACAGCATTCAATACTGCAGTGCTATCAGACTTACCTTTGTTTAAGTCAACAGATACTAGAATATTACCTTGTGGTGTTACAGTTGCAGGTTGAGGTAATTGATATTGGAATACAGTATTACTATCTCTAGATGTTACAAGGAACGTTCCGTTATAGATGATTGGGTTTGCACCATAAACAGTAACCTGATCACCAACCAACAAACCATGATTGTTTGAGCAAGTAATAGTTGCAAACTGATTGTTAATGCCTCCAAACGTAACGCTAGTTACATTAATAAGTTTTTTTACGTTATATAACCATGTCGTCAAGTGGGGATCGATGCTAGTTCCACCTAGTTTCGACACAGTGAGTTTATCACCAGGTAAGTAATAAGATCCAGTGTCAGTAAGGGTAGTCTGTTGTGCATCAACAATACCAACAACATTCAAGACAACTTCTTGAGGAGTGCCTTTATTAACGAATACAGTGAAGTTGGATGTAACTTGAGTTGCAGAATCCCAATCTTCTACAATATTGTTAGCAGAACGAGTACACTCAATAAACTGGTTAAGTGATTTCTCTTTGTATTGTACAAGTTCAGATCCAGTGCCTCTACCAATTACAAACTCACCGTTTCTTTCTGGCCAACCAATAGTAGAGTCAACCGTAATGATTGAATCGGTTGTATTAAGAGGTTCTGCAAGTTTTGTTTTGTATGGTACGGTAAACGTCCCAACAATAGTTTCTTCAGAGAGAACAAGTTCAAAAATCTCTACATCTGAAGTTTTGATTGAAATATAGTTTTCAACTAGTGCACTTGCATTAGTTACATTAGGATCTGCAATATCTGCTTCTTGAGTAAGCAAACCATCTCTAATATCATCAGGATTACCACTTACTAAGGTTGCACGCAAAATGGTATCAATAGACCAAGTTGCAGCAGAGGGTTTAATGATTTGGTCTTTTGGATATGTAACCGTTACAGTTTCACCGTAAAGTAACTTGAACAGATATGCAATACTGAATGAAGTACCTTTAGATGAATAAAAATCTTTAATAGTTTTGATCGCTGTACGAACATCGATCTTCTTATAGTCAAGTTCTGGAACATCTGGTAAGAATTGTTCTGTATACTTGTCTAATAATCTCTTGATAAACAACGCATCAAGACATTTTACATTTGCGCCAATAGCAGCACTTGCAGCAATAGTATTGTTGGTGAATACCGCGTTACCATCCTCAGTATACTTTGTAATTCCAGATGCTGCTCTTGCACATCCAGTAAACGCTGCTTTGTTGTATCCATTACCCGCTTCTGTTACAACAAAACCAGTAACTTCATTTAATCCAATCTCAACAGATGCTTTTGCTTGAGGAGGTGCTTGAATTACAATCTCAGGAGGATTAGCAGCAGAATATCCGCTACCAAAGGCAGTAATATTAATATCTGTAATTTGACCGTTGAAAATTGAAGCAACAGCAGTTGCACCAGTTCCACCGTTGATTCTATTGTCTACAATGTACACTGAAGGCACATCATCATATCCGCTGCCACCATTCAGTAGATCAACTCTAATAACACGCCCATCACCATCAACAATGGTTTCTAATACTTGTGCACCTACAGGATCGATAATAGCAACCCTAGGTGTAGTAGTGTATCCTTGTCCTGCATTCAAAACTGTAATGCTGGTGACCTTACCATCAGCAAGATCTGCTCTCAATGCTGCCTTGATTGGGTTAGAACCAGTTGGTTCATCAACATATACAATAGGAGCAGTAGTGTAACCAAAACCTCCGTCAGTCACGGGGATTGACATTAACTGCTCATTAGTAATCACGGGAGATCCCAGTTTAGCACCACCAGGTTGAATAAAGGTGATTCTAGGAGTAAAAGTATAACCAGAACCAGAATTTGTAATATCAAGACCAGTAACAGCACCATCAGTAACAGTTGCTGAAATAGTTGCTTGACTAGAACCAGTTTTAGTTGGTGATTGTACTTGCACCACAGGAGGGTTAGAGACGCTGTAACCTCTTCCACCCTCTAATAGGGAGATTGCCTTGATACCGTTGACAAGGGCAGTTGCAGCACCACCAGAACCGTTCTCAGAGTCAATACTAACTTGAGGAGGATATTCAAAACGATATCCAGAACCAATTTCACTGGATACAATGCTTGTTAAGTTTCCAAGATTATCTACACGAGAAAATCCAACCGCACCTGCACCGAAAGAGGGGATTGGTGCTTCTATAGAATGAATTGATAAGAAACGACCATTAAGAGGTGCTATCTTAAATACAAACTGATCTTTATCGATAAAGTAGTCAACTTTTGGTACAAGAAGTCTATTATCGTAAATTACGTTTAAATACTCTTCAACTTCTGGTTCATACTTTACACCATTACGAGTCATGGTAAATTGCTTCTTACCATCTCCAAAAGCACCAGAAAGATTGTCTAAATTGTAAATGGTGTTCTCAACAAAACCGCTGAGATAGTAGATATAGGTTGAACCTGCATCATCAGCAGGAATCTTGGTTCTGGGTGCAGTAGTGAATACAATGTTTGATCCCGAAATTGTATAATCAACATTAGGGATTAAAATCTTACCATACAAAGATACAATCAGATGCTGTGCTGAAGGAGGAGCAATCGGACTGTCTTGGGATGTTAATGGGAATTGAGTAGCAGTGCTATCAAATGAGGAAAGGAGACTTGCAAGAGTAGTCCACTTAAGTTTTACCTGCTCATAAGAAATACCTGGAGACAGGGCAACACTAGGAGACTTATCAACACTTTCGTAGAATATAACTTCATCACCAACTAGAATAGATCCATTCTCTTCTAGGAAAGGATCAATACTTTCTACAACGATCTTATCATCTGTTACACTAACTGGTTCTACAACCGTAGTTGCACCATCTAGGATACCGATATCAAGTTTGTCGATATCGAGATACTGAAGGAAGTTATTAAGTATGTTTTGCCCCAGACCAGTTTTTTCTTGAGACTTGTAGTAATACTCAAGAAACTTATTAAACAGGGGATATTCTGATCCAATGAAGTCTGGTGATTGAGACTCAATCGACTGGGATACCTTATTGATGTTCATCTACGCTTACGAGAAACAGGTTGATGTGTTTAGACCACCGCTGTTATCAATCGGGGCAACCTCTACAACTGCAGGGGTTGAGTCAAATATCGTTGGTGTCAAACTATTTAGAGGGACAGAGGCAGGTGGTGTAGTACCAATCGGTGCTACTGTTACTTCTGGAGAAATAACATTAATGATAGTTCCAGGTGTGGAAGCAGGAATAGTTCCACTATTAGCAGGAATAGTAACAACAGGGATCTTAAGATCTCCAGGAAGGAGTGAAGGATCCGTGACACTACCTGTACCAGTAACACTATCGGTAACGTTGACTGATGAGGTAGAAGGAGTATTTGTTCCTGTACTAATTACATTTACTGGTCCAAAGCAAACTTCACCAGTATCGTAGTTGACCGTGCCGATTGTATTGTTCGTGTATACCTTCTTAGTACCTGTATTGTAGAAAGTGCGTAGATTTCCGTATCCATCGTCTTCAAACTGCTGATCTACACCAGGGCGATCCGCAGTTCGGAATGTTCCTGATAACAGGATAGGTTCTTTCTTACAATCTCCGTTATCACCGTCTTTAGAAGGTGCGGAGTTATAAAGTCCACTACCAGTGCTAACGCAGTAAGTATTAGTTTGATTACTGTTTGGATAGATGTATTTAAGATTGGTTGTTTGTAGTGAAACGTCAGTAATAGCGTTATTAGCAAGAGAGATCGCTTTCTCGTATGCAGATCCTCTAAACGTTGAGTTGAAGTTATTGATCTGAGTTTGAGTTGCCCAGTCAGTGATTGCATTCTGAATATCGGTCTTAATCTGAGAAGAACTGCTTCCTGCTCCAGTATCATATAGAGCAAAGATCTTAGTATAGATGTAGATGTTATCAGGATCGACTACAACAGGGTCAATCGATGCCATGGCATACTTCCTAAGGTTAGCAGAGATTTCCTTCTTTGTAGCGTCATTTAGAAGGGATCCAGTCTTAGTTTTGATAGCAATGAATACTTTTCCATAAATGGGAGGATTCAAACTATCTCCACCGTATGCAACAACGGAATCTGCGTTATCGTAAATTCTTTGAGTAATTAGAGCATAATCCTGTGCTGTAACTGCTCTGTATTGGGAAGAGTAGTATCTTGGTGCATTGTACTTGATAGATTCAATGCTTTCCGCATCAGAACCCATCTGAGAACGATGTAATACCTCAAGAGTAGTATTAGCACTTGAAACGATAAGTCCAGTAGAGTCTACAACACTTCCAATGAAGTTAAAGACCTTAACTTCGTTTGCTGCCTTACCAGAAGTAACCAAATACTCAAGTTGAACAACTTCTCCGTCTTTTAATGCTCTACCAACACTGTCATCACCAAATCTAACCTCGAAGCGCATATCTTCGCCTTCAGAAAGGAAGTATGCACGGGCATTCGCGGATAAACCAGTAACAGTATCTACAAGATTGTAAATATCCGCTGCTGTCGCGGTCTCGTTTGCCTTTACACTGACTTTAAGTGTTGCAAGGTCCGCTTCTGCAGATGGAATAGTATAATTCTGTCTAGCAAAGGTATTAACGATGTACTGGAAGTTTACAAGTTGACCTTCATAGATACAAACCTCTGGAAATATTGCGATACCAGTTGTAGGACTAACTTCAATAGTAGTGTCTCTTGTAATGTTCCAAACAAAGTTACCACCAGTAGCAACTGCACCTTTTTTTACAGTTACGCTACTTGGATACACTCCGTTTGTTTGTGCTGTCTGAACTTCGAGTTTTACAGACGCTCTAGATGAAATAACACTTCTTGGAGTGTAATTCATCAACTTGGCAATATTAACTACGTTATCTCTAACAGTGGATGATGGTAAAAATGCCTCATTCAATGACATGTTGGCATTGAACGCTGAATAGTAAGTATTATAAGCAAGTGCATCAACCATATAAGACAATGCAGAACCGTCAAAGTCATAATCCGTGAACTCTGTGCGGGTTCTTAGGTATGATTTGATACTTGCTTTGACATCCTCAAAGTCTAGTGCTGTTAGATTGTTTGGTTGCATTATTCGGGTCTCTGTAAGACAAAGGATATAGACTCAACAACAGGTAATCCAACAATCTTGTACTCGATCTCGATGTTAATCTTATTGTTAGCAACGATTGGAGTAACTACGACTCGTGTTAGGTTTACTCTTGGTTCATACTGTTTAATTGTATTTATTATCTCTTCCTTGATTGCATCTGCGGTAAATGCATCTAATGGTTCAAAAAGTAACTCATTTACTCTTGAACCAACCAGGGGTTGAAAGGGTTTTTCACCAGGAACAGTCAAAACTAGATTTTTGACTGCCTGTTTGATAGCATTATCGTTTTTCACGCTATAAACGTCATTCGTAAAAGGATTTAATGGCAAAGCAATATTGAGATCTGCGAAATTACGAGATCTCTTAAAATTTTGCCCTTTTATGTCCTTTAACGCCATTTGCTATGAGGTCTTTCTTTTTTGTCGGGGTTTGCTTTCTCTATGTAGGGTGTAAGATTGTAATCTGTAACTAAACCTACAGTTCCATGAGTTTCCTTCATGTACTTTGGATCGCGATCGGGATTAATCATAAAAGTTCAATGAGTAGTACATTAGAACTTTTTATGGGGTTGCTATCCCAATCTATTTATCAACCTCCGATGAAAACATTCTTACTTGATCCAGAAACTACACTTAAACATGGGAAAGGAGTAGTACCATTTCCAAATGGGTCTGCAAATCTACCTGCACGCCTACCGTTAATGAATACTGTCTTTGTAGTTGCAAAAAGTCTTCGAGCATGACCTGTTGATGCTTCTCTACCTGCAGCGGTTCCTAAAGTACAATGCCAAGCAGGAGTATTCCTCACCGTAAAGCATTTCTTACCAACAGACATCGTTTTGTGCTGTGTAAAGGTGGGATGCGGAACTAGATCATCCTGATCAATAATTGGGATTAGATTATTGATAAGAACATTACGAACAATGGTAGTAGCAGGTTGTTGTGGCCAAGGTGTCCATGTTGCAAAATTATCCGCAATCGGCATTGCTCTAGTGTTGATCTGCGGTGCTAAGGAAGCATGAGGGCAAGGATTTGCAAAACCTCCACCTGGACCTGGTTGCCAGAGAACGCCATTTGCCTTACCATGTCCACTACATGTTCCCATGAATAGTGCTGCAGGTTGAGTCATTAATCCTCCTTTGCGTCAAAGTAGTTAGAAACACATACACCCCAAAGAACAAATGCTCCAAAAAAGATTAAGTATTCCATTTATGTTACCAAATAAGGGTTACCGTATACTCTAGTTGCTTTTGCCATGGTTTGTGCAGCATTAGTAAAGTCATTACGCATTATCATGTCCCCACTTGCGCTCCAATTTTGACATCCTGGACCCTGAGGTACTTGTCCAAAGGGGAATGTGAATGTAGATGATGTAACTGCGCCAGTATTAGGATCTGTAACACTTGGTCTACTTGAAGCAGATGCGCTACAAGAGAAATGTGCTTTTCCTACATTCTGTTGAGTAACTCCGAGTGTAACACGGATGTTTAACTGTTCCCTATTATCGGGTCTATACTGTCGTAATATGTATTTAGTTAGGTTTGACGCATATGGTAGTTCAGAGAAGGGTCCTTGTACTGTTTGAATAAAAGTCTCATCATATACCTTAATTTCTGGAATTACATCTTGAGTAAAGTCCTCAGTTAGGTTTTCAATCGCTGTTCCTAGAGTTTCCATGTTATCTTTTGCTGCTTTCTTGAAATTTTGTGCTAATGCACTAGGTCCTAGGTCAACTCCATCAATTTCCTTATAACTTTGCTTTGGAAGCATGACTTCTTTGATAGATTTCATGTCTCCTCTTGCAAATTGCTTCTGAACCATGGTTTCTCTACGCTTACTCTTAGGATCTAACTTAATTTCGATGTTTGGTTCGACAACTTCCGTAACTTGCTCTGCTAATTTCTTCAAATCTTCCTTTCTTTGCGTATTATCTGCTAAAATCTCTTGAATTTTGGTCGAAGAGAGTCCATCAAACGCTTCTGCTGCGTCTGGGAACGTTTTATAGAAATTTTCGAGGTTATCAAACCCAAGATCGCGCAAAGATTCGTCTACAAACTTTTCAGTTCGCTTTTTATGGATGTTTACTACGGAAATTTGAGGTAAATTGTTGCCACTATACCCGCTACCACCGTTTTTAATAGTAATTCCAGTCAAAACACCGTTTGTAAACTCCCCTTCAACCTCTGCAGGTGTTCCAGAAGCAACATATGGTGCGGTAATACTTAATTCTGGTGTTCTTCCAAGCGTATCCCAACCAGAACCGCCTCCATTTGTGTTAATAATTGCTCCAACTACCGTTCCATTAGCAACAACTGTCGAAACATCGGGTTGAATTAGAGTATTATAGACATCAGGAGCATTTTTATCAACAAAACCAGTGGCATATTGTACAGATTTCTCTGTAAACTCGTAAAGTCCACCAAAAAACCCAACATCTTTGATGCCATAACCTGCAATTACCTTCACATCATGGTTACGATTGCTTGTATAATCAGTATTTTTGGTAAAATCACTACCATTTCCATCAAGATAAGCAAAATGATAAGGGAAATACCCTAGAGAAGGATCAAAATCACCTGCTACAGACGGTCCATGAAGGACACGAGTGATTGTATGACCATTTAATGTGTCACCAGAGCGTAAAAGATCACTAATAGTTCCTGATTGTGATGGAATAGGTCCAACAGTAGTAATTTTAATCGTCAGTGTAAAGGTTGTAGTACTATTATCGGGATGAATATGGTCATGAGTGATATTAAAGGTATCATTTACAGCATATCCTGTGCCAGGTTGAACAATATCAAGCACTGTCCAACGTGTACCACTGAATACAGTAGGATCAACTGACTCATCTTTGATAGGTTCGATACGAATATTGACTTGAAGACCTGTTTTTCCTGCTGTTTCAAGAGTATATACAGTAAATGTGGTTGCGCCCTCATCGCCCGCTTGCCAAGTATTCTGGGGAGAGTCGAATTGAATACCCTCAAGTTCACCTTCGTTCCATGCATCAGAGTAATTTACCCCATCATAGGACACTGAGAGGTCCGTCACACCGTTTGGAATGGTAGTAGATAGGGAATTGTATTCAAATACGACTTTCTTACTACCTGTACCAATACCAAAGAGTGTGGGATGGGGGCAGTCGGGGTCGCCCGTATAATCGATATCCTGATCAATGGTATATGAACACTGTGTGGAAGCGGGGGTACAGGTAAATCCTGCACAAGGGTGACAGATGGTATTATTAATGCTGCTCGACGCCCCAGGAGTTGTTGTTACCTCACCTGTCTCTGGATCTGTAGTAGTAGTGCTAGGCAGTGTAGTCGTGGATTCCTCGTCCTCAATGATATAAGCAGCAATACCGACCTGACCTGAGTTACTTGTTATATCATACACATAAGCAAACCATGTATCACTCCCTTGAAACCCAAAGGAGAGTTCATTCGGGAAATAATCATAGATTGCAACAGCACCATCACTACACTCAGAACAATCTGAAGAGGATTTAACTGCTTTACCACAGTTAGCAGCAGAAGCAGGTTGATAGAAACTTCCAGGACTTGTCCCGAAACTGGAATCACCTTCCTCTAGACAGACAATCTGGGAAGGATACATCACTGCTTGTCCCTCAGCACCAGAGACATTCACAGCATAGTTGTTTAAACTCAGACTGTTGCGTATAAAAGACTTCGGATACTCTTTATAAGACAATCCGATTGTTTGATCTGAAGGAGCAGGTACAAATCTAGGACATCCGTTTGGATCATCGCATGGATCTGTGATTCGATCTGCTCTCCCATCGACTATTTTACATCCCATTGACTTCTTTCTCCAACTTATCTAAACGTTGGTAGATATGATCGTAGTTTTCCTTTATATTTAAGTACTTTTCGTGTCCGTTTGGTTTATATAATATCTTTTCATGAAATGGCATTGTAGTTACATACTCTTCAATCTGTTTAATTCTATCTCCAAGGGAAAGTAAACACTCGTTGATAGTGTTCAAAGCAGTTACTACATCTTGTTCATTGTTCATTGCGTTTCTTCAAAGTAAAGGAGTCTTCCTCTATAGTGTAATCAAGTTCAGAGTTAACGGTCCAACCAAGTTCTTCACAAACCTCGTAAGGAATCGTAAGGATGAGATCACCAAAGTCGTCTTCTTCGAGTGTAGTGTAGAATCTGTGTGACATATTTCATAGGGGGTTCGTATTCTTAGAGGGGTGCATAGTCTTCCACCCCATCCATAGTGTATATAGTGCTTCGGGATTTTTGGTTGTATACGCACCTAGGTACATATCTGCAACCTGATACATGTCAGTGTGTAAGCAATTCTCATAGTGTATTAAAGACTCTAGGCACCATGTACGAAGATCTTGAGGATAATCTCTGGAGGGCATTTTTTCTCTGGGAAATTTTTTGAATCTAGGTGTATTTAATAATTGAAATAATATAACTCTCGCTCTTGGGTACCTTTGTAGGTTAGGGTAGTTAACCGTTTTAATATAAGGGCGCGATTTTAGGGCGAGAACCCGCGCTATGACTGCGATCTCGACTGTTTATTATAATATATAAGAGACTGCGGTTAATTCATAACATTAAAAAGGGGGTTGTTTTACCCCCTAATTATATCATTTTTTGGTGTGTCTGTCAACTAGGCGAAGCACCCGTTGAAATTTACCTCGATTCCGTTTTCAAAATCTTTAACTGTTTTGTTCTGGTAGTCACCTACGAACCATTCCCAGTTTTTTTGAAATACTCCGAAACCTGTCGCAAACTCATAACATAGAGCGTTTAATCTGCTCTTAGTTGTGTTTGACTGCCAACCGCCATCGAATAAAACAACAGTGCTATCTGTTACTGTTGCGATGTGATTGCCATGTAAAAAGACCTGTGCACCGTTTTCATCATGTGAAACAGAAGTGTTAGAACTGCTGAAGTTGTTACCAGTTCTGATTGCTCTGTTCATTTGTGCTTCGATCTTTCTCATGTGTGTTGCTTTGTTTGTTATGTACTTATTATAACCCGTGAGCAACCCCTGTGTAGTCACCTTATGCCACTTTGTCAACTGTCACAGGGCATTTGATTTCCATATAATAACCGATTGATTTAATATAATCAAATACGGATAATTTCGGCAATTCTTTATATCTTTCCCCTCTACGGTTTCTAACATCGTCCATAAAATGTTCCATGTCGTAAATTGATACAAACTCCCCTACAAGTTCGCATTCTTCGTTGTAAATTAGATAGGTCATTTTATTCTCCATTGTTTATATTTAAGGGGTGTAAACATAATAACAATAACCTTCGGACATGAGATAATTTGCTGTCTTAGTTAACATCGGATCATCCCAACATTGATCGGTATCTAACAAGAATTGAAACAAAGAGATACCTTCATTTAGTGGGCATAATCCTTTCTCATAAAGTGTTAATAACTCAAGGTACTTTTGAGGTGCTTTGATGTTACTTAGCATTGATACTTAGAACCTTTGTTTGAAACCCTACAGTGTTAATTGTACCAGAATTATAATAATTTGTCAAGTCTATCTGAGTTTTCTGACAGATGTTGACTTTCGGTAAGTTGCGTGCTAAGAGTACATTTAGTTGACACATTTAACACACTATTGTAAACACTTAGTGATTTTTTTAAGTATTTAACAATATTCACAAATTTCTACGGAAAGTAACATTTTTCCTTCTTACAGTTAATCTATAATAGTCCCATAAGTCTACAGTCAGTTCTTTACACATAGTCCAAAATGTGTTAAACTCGTTGTTACTTACTCCCTGCGGATTACTCTCCTTCATTGTTAGTTACCTCTTCAAAGTACCTATTCTGTTTATTACTTTTAACCATATCTTTCCATTGATGACTATACACTAAGAGGTTTACTTGTTGATACTTACTACATGCACCTATCTGTAATTCTTCTCTCTTTTCCCATTCATTTAGTACTAGGGTTATATAATCTTTATCAATGAAATTAACGAACCCAAAATGTTCATTAAGTGAGTAATAATCGCCTTTTTGAAACATAATTAGATCTTTAAATAAGGGAACTGATTGTTATCGAAAAAGACTAATTCATTATGAACTAGACACTTTTCGTTTAAATGTTCATCATAGATAGCAACATTCTTTTTCAACTGATTAGGGTTGAGTTGTTGTAACTTAGTGAGCAAATCTTCATAGGTCATTGTTGCCATTACGTTAGTAGTTTGTTCACTCCAAGGGATAAGATTCCAAGACATTTGAATTAATAAGTTAATACTACTTATACATGATTGCGGACGTTATTTATCACTTTCCGCACCAAGTTCATTTAGATCCGCAATAGTGAATAATTCGTAATCTTCCTCCAATTCTTTAATATCAAACTCCATCATGTAATGATCTAGATTAACACCTAATCGGGCAATTTCATTTAGATAAGATTGCATAACTTTCTTAGACTTGAAGTCATAAATGTTATGTTCTGTTGTCAAAGTTTGCTTAGTCATTGTTAATTAGTGAGTAGAGTAAGTATAAAGAAAACAGGCGATTATCTCATATAGAGATGACCACCTGCCCAGTCTGTATTGATTGGATTGTGTATATAATTTCTCTCTCTGATAATTCTCATGTCAAATCTTACATGTTTAGCGGGACTTTTCCATGATGCAGGTTTATATACCTGACCAGTTTTTTTATCAACAAATGCTGTTACAGATCCGCCAGAATGTCTAGGATCAACTTGAATAATCTTGAAATACTTTTTACCAGACTTGATTTCAAACTTAAGTAATTTCTCTGTACCGTCTTCGATACCTTTTAATTGCTGTTTAGCATAGTCTGATAAGTCTGCTCTAGGGTTAAGAATATTTCTAGAGTGCATATTAATACGATACTGCTTATAATTCTCAGTCAATGCGTTTGCATATGCTTCAGTCCATTCTACAACTCTTTGCTCTAGAGTTTTTGTTTCTAATTCTTGAGTAGTTAGAGTTGTGATTGTCATAGTGAGAATAATAAAGAAAAAAGTGAAATAAGCAAGAAAGGTATCCCTAAGCACTTGTGAATGTTAGCATTCTTGCTTATGTTCTTATTATAGGGGAAGAACCAACCACATAAGGGCAATAGTGGACAGTTTATAAAGTGTCACTATGCTGCTTGACAAGATATTCTCCTGTCTGTATTCTTTCAAATACTGCTGACTGTTCATCAGTCAGTTCAAAATCCATATCTCTGAGAATATCCCAAAGTTTAATCATCTGGTAAGATTCATCAAATGACATTGGAATTGAAATGGGGAAATAAGTTTTTGACATTAATCGTACAATGGGTAACGTACTTCTTTTTCAACTGCATCCTTCATTACATCATACATTGCAAATTCGGGATCTTCCAATTTACAAGTTGATAGGATGTTGATAACCTCCTCCATGAGACCGATTATCATTTTTTCTTTTGGTGTTGTCTTCATTGGCATAAGTCCTCGAATCTTTCTCTTGCAATATACTCGCAATGCTCCTGCAATGCTTCCTCGGTTAGTGTATCAGCAATGCCTGATTTCTTCATTGCTTCATACTCTTCATCAAAAAGAGTTTCTAACATATCTGCGTGATGTAAAACTGACATTTAAGCAACCTCCCTTATGTAACCGTTTTCTGCTTTGATGAATGCATCTAACTTAGCAACATCTAGATCAGCATCATCAAATTCAATTTTAGCACATCCTGTAACACCCCACTCTTCCAACTCTTGAGTAAATTCTGCCCAGTTAGAGCAACAACATGCCATGTTTTGAAAGTTGTCAACTTGAACGATTCTGTTCATGATTGTTTGAGTTTTGTTCATAGTATCTTTGTTTGTTATGTACTTATTATAAACAATAATGAGATCAAAAGAAACCCACCTTGTGCCACTTTGTTATGTGTCATAGTCCTCCAGTTTTTTGAATAGGTTTGCATTAATGTGAATTATCTCTGCTTTGAGATCATCATTCTCAGAATAATGAAAGTTTAAGCATTCTTTGAGATATTCAACTTCTTCCTTACTAAACATTAGCACCCTCCAGTTTATCGAATGAATGATAGAATAAGAGATCCAAAATTCTCTCGCTTAATACTTCTTCTTTATCAGTCATATAAAGACGGTAGTTTTTAAATGCTGAATAGAGTAGTTCATACTCTTCTCTTGTTAAATCTCTCATTTTTTATCATTATTAAGTGGACTTGCGAAGTAATCCCTATTGGCAACAAATAAAACTAGCAATGCTGTGAAGATGCCAAAGAATCCAATTATCAATATTGGGGACTGGGGAAAATCGTAGGTTGGAATTGTCATTGTTTAATCCTCGTAGTATGGTGCAAAAAGTTGATAGTAAAAATCATCAAAGATTTGAAACTGGTAAGCGGTATCTGCTAGAGTTTCATCCTGATCCCATCCTTTACCGATTGTATTAGTGGGATGATTGTAACAGTCTAGAACTGCCTGATAAGTATCGTATTTCATTTCTTTAAAATTCCTCTAGTTGAAGTTGACAAGTAAGTAGACTTTGCTGACATTACATTGTCTACCATGTTATCGAAAGTCTGGACATCCCAGTCTTTCATTTCTGCGATGTCTAGATCATATGCTGACATCACGAGGTCAACGAGCATATCGTATTGACCAGAAGTAATCTCGATGTTGAGACCTTTAGTGGAAGTTGTTTTGTTCATGTCTTTATTATAACCACTCATGACCCCATTGCGAGGATCATTGTGCCACTTTATCATCTGGCACAAGGGTTTGGATTTCCGTTGTGATCTTTTGGTAGTCTTAAATCGTTCTCATCAGTATAGTATGAGTCTACTGCATTCTTCACTTCTTTATAAACACCTAAAATGGCATCTTTACCAAAATAGTCATGTTCGATTGTATCATGACCAGTACAAGAAGATCCCCAACTTGTTACATCGCTATCGATGCGAGCATATAATCCTCTGGTTATATGGTTAAGTAATCCTAGTTCTCTTTTAGATAATCGGATTACTACTTCTTTTGAATTGTCGTAGTTCATGAGCATTGTAAAGTGTAAAGTTTTCTCTCTTCTGTTGTTAGACAACATTCGCAAATTCGATGTGCGAAATCGTAGAACATAACAGGGGCATCATCATCCCATCCGTAAACATCGTTTGGTGTAATGTCTTCATCAAGTGGAATCTTTGTATCACATCTGTCACACTCTAGTGAAGCACATTCAGCACACATATAACCATCATCGGACGGTATTCTGTTTACATACCATCCAGATCCAAAATCTACGGATCTACCACATTCTGTGCAACATGTCATTTTTGATCTCCATAATAGTTTACTGCATCGGACACAACTAAGTGCCTATGAATGTAGAGTAACTTATCAAGTTCGATACCCTCTAAGTCAGTCCACTCACTCACATAATCGGTTTGATCTTCCATGAGAGTGCCATCCTTTAACCAAGGACATGAGCATAAGTTATGCTCTTCATCTAACCAAAATGCTCTACCAAAGTGAAGTGAATGTATCATCTGAAATTCAACTCCCTGACTGGGTTTTGAGCATCTTCGATTGCTCTTGTTTCGATGATGATGTCTCTGACTCTTTCTCTATCGAGACTATCGCCCTCGCCCCAGTTGATTGTATCAGTTGATGCACATAGATCAAGATACTTAAGGATTGCGATTGCGATCTCTCCAGTTGTTAGTCCATCGATAGGATAGAGAACATCGGGATGACTAGGTAAGTAGAATGATTCAACATACTCTAGAAATTCTTGAAAGTTGTGCATGTGTCCTTTGCTTAACTATTATTATAATAGAGGATATTCACAACGAATGGGGAAACTATGTGCCACTAATCGAACTGGCACACTACCACATTTCTTCTGGTTGTTTTGCTCTATTATCCATCATTAGTTGATATTCTTCTTCTGTTCTTACTCTGAGTCTATCTTGTGTCTCTTGTAACTGTTGTAATGTGTTCTCTATCTCTGGAAATTCGAGATCACATCCTGCTTCATTGATCTCTGAGATCTTCCACTCAAGATAGTAAATCACATCACTTAGTTGATCGTAACTAAGGGGAACATTGATTGTTTTGGTCATGCTAGTCTCCTGTCAAGTAAGTAAGAAATAAAGTTGTTGTGGTCTGCCCAGTCCTGATCGTAAAAGTCTTCGATGACTTGTTCAATTACTTCCTGTTTAGTTTGCTCACTCGCAAACTCATATCCATAGGATTGTATGACATGCTCAATATCTGCTCTCACGTCAACATACTCAAGTCTAAACTTAAGGATGTCTGGGCAAGATTCGATCCATGCCTGAAAATCTTTGTCTGCTTGATTCATTCTTTGATCTCCTCGATAATTTCATCAAAATACTCATCCCAGTACGAGTATGCTTCATCAATAAATTCTGCTTCATTTAACTCGTTGACATAGTTGTATAGATCATCAGTCACATATTGAATAAGTGACTTCATGTCCATACCGTCTACCATTCTCTCAACATACAAATCTTTGAGATTGTCAAGTTGGTTGTCTGTTAGATCTCCTGTTTTAAGCATTGTCTTCTCCGATTGTAAAGTTTTTAAGGAAAATGAATTTGTAATCGCCATCTTGCGGATCTTTGCCATCTACCAACCACTCTTCACATATAGCAAGAGCATCAAGTTGTTTCTCACTCTTGATAAGATTCTTCATCTGGTCAAAGAGTGAATCTGCCATGTTGTCTATGGCATATTCTCTTTCGAGTTGTAGATCCATGTGTGTCCTGTTGAACTATACTATTATAATGCCATAAAAAACCCCCTGATGGGGGGTTTAGTGGTCACTTTGTGAACTGTCACATCACTTGCCAATACCCATAGGATCATCTGCTTGACTTTCTAGATCAGAAATGGTAGTTTCATCGTAGATCTTTTTTTGATACTCTGAAACAGACAGAAATTCATCGCTATCAATTTGATAGGATAAACCAGTATTAGCATCAAAGTAAAATCCATCCTCTGAACTATACCAGAAGTCATCCCAGTCCTTTTTTGAGTTGGTTACATCTTTAGTTGTCATCGTAGTAAACCCTAACTGAAAGTTCTGCATTGTCTGGTAGTTCTCCATACTGTTTTTCAAATGCTTCCCATAGTTGTTTTACTATTGGATTGTAAAGATCATCAGGTAGATCTACCAAGTTGTAATATTTATCAGTCATTTTAGTCTCCTATAGAAATGATGTTAGAGCGTGGGGTGCATTTGGTTGGTAGTCAATCGATCTAATACACCAACCAGTTGTATCTGAGATTTTATCAACTAAGTCATCCTCTGACTCAACTTCCCAAAGACCAAGTGCATTGTTTGTGTTGAAGTCTTTTTCTTCCTGAGATAATTGCCACTCAGGGTTTCCATCCCCAAATTCATCAAAGTCAAACTCAATGTCTGTTACTAAAAGTTTCATTTTGAATCTCCTAATGCTATTTTGTCCATTGCTTTAAC